CAATAAATCCCTGACCAAGAAAAGGAAAGATTATTAAGATTATCCAAAAAATTCATAAACGTTCACCAGGAAATTTTTAAAATAGAGGAATCTATTAAGATTATGAACGAGAGATCATTCAAATTGATATCAGATCTCGAAAAATGTAGGGATTCTGAAAAATCTTTCATAAAGGATTTAACTCAAAAATATGGGAATGGATCATTGGATCCGCTTACCCTAACATGGAAAAAAGAATAAATTAAGATGAATTATTTTACCAGTTATTTTACTAAAGAAAATTTTAAAAAAGTTACCGACGTGATGGGTAGCAGAATATTTCTTGTTGTTGCACTTGCAATTGTTGTGATGCTTTTGTTGAAACAATGCGGAGCTGCTGATGCTGCTGAAGCCGAGGCTAAAAGACAGCATAATAATTATCTCGCTTCACAGGATTCTGTTAGAACGATAAAGAGTGATCTTAATCACACTATAGTAGAGAAGTCTGCATATGAGCTCACTGTAGCTGAATTAAGCGACGATCAGAAAGAACTTATACATCAACTTGGGCTGAAGGCTAATGGAAGAGGTACGACGCCTAATATAGTTATACAGACAACCGGACAATACGAAGGAAATTTTAAATCTATACCATCGACTATAGTTAAGGATCCAAATGGTAATGAATACATAACTTTTACTTATGATCCAAAATTAGTTGGTAATAACCAGCTTAAAATAGCGGGTAAGACCGGATATAAATTGGAGATAAATAGGGATCCTGCCGATTCTACCAAATATATAGGAAAAGTCATTCCTGGTGAAACTGAATTGACACTTAATCAAAAAATTGATATAGTTACTGGTATTTATAGAGAACCAAAGTCTAAGAGACTTATGACTAGAGTTAGCACGACATTTCCAAACATGACTTTTAGTGACGTTAATTCTTTCGATATTACTGATGATCCTGATACAAGAGCAGCTTTAAAAGCAGCAAGAAAACCTTTTGGCCTTGGGCTTCAGGTTGGATATGGTCTTCATGGAAATACCACTGGGATATATCCTGGATATTATGTAGGATTTGGGATAAGCTACTCCCCTAAATGGCTTCAATTTGGAAAATAAAAAATAAAATGGCATTTAGCACATCTTCTAAGTTCGTTCAGATAACTCCATATTTACTTATGGAGTATATGTATGCGGACCAACCTCAACCGGAAACATATTTTGTAAACAGCGGTCCATCGACTGTTGGGTATGATAAACTTATAAATGGGTTCAGATCGGGTGCGGTTCAGATATTCAATCCTAATAATGATTATCAGATAACACATAACACGACTCAAAATAGCGTTGTTAAGATTGGTGAAAATTCATTTGTTACACTTGATTCCAATCTTATTATACCTTTTAATGACTATTCGGATGAGCTAACAAACAGTATCAATTTACCTATAACTTTTCCTTCGAATCTTCTGGTTGTCTATGATTCTATTAGATATCACATAAGAGCAGGTTATAACCTTGGTAATACCGATGGATTAATAATGTCCGTTGATTATGAAGATGTCGATACAACTCTGGTCACAGTTTCCCAAATATTAATAAAAAAGGGAACTAATGATGATTATAATCTAAATCCAAACCCTGTTACTATAGGTTCAAATATCTATGATAAGTACATAGAAATAAAGATCCCTAATCTTAGAGATATGAACAATAAATATCAGGCATCATCGTCTGTATTTAAACCACAGACTCTAGCTGGATTGATAAGTCATAGTGGATTTGGTTTTGTTTATAATGCTCCAATCAGAATATCAGCATGGCAGATTCAAAGTACTGTTGATTATGCTGGCTATGCTAGATATGATTCATCAAAGATAGCAACATTATCTCTTGAGCAAGAGGATCAATTTTCAAACATAGGTGCAACGATAAGACCCTCTGATAGAGGTGAATTCTTTGAATTTTATGCAACTGACAATGAGGGATTCATTGAAGATTTTATATTGTTTCAAAATTCACTCGGTAATGCTTATTATATAGGTCATCAGATAGAGGTGCTTGAACAAATAGGTGCTTCACTTATAAGAACTTCAAATTTTGATTCGATTCAAACGACTGCATACGATTCACCAAATTATTATAGACCAATAGTTAGAAATGCAGGTGTTGCTGCAAGTTTCACTTTGAGATATACTATGACATTAATTAATAGTGCAGATCAGAGTAGAACTATAAGAATATCCTCATATTCATCTAGTAATCCGTCAGAATGGGGATTAAAAATAAAACCTATACAACTAAGCACATTTCCACAGGTACAGAAAATATACAATAGAATATACTCACAACCATCAATAAACATGAGTAGTAATTCACCTGCTCCTAGGGAAATATTGAAATACACTAATGTTTTTATAAATCAGAACTATGTTACCGCGAGTATGGATAGTCTTACTTTTACTAATAATTCACTAAGAGTTGATACTGGTGCTTCTACTACTACCGCTGTTGGTACTGGAAAATTGACGATAGCTATATCACCATTTGACACATATCTAAAATTCAAATTTATAAAAAGCGGACCTTCCGGAGATCCTGTACCAATAGATCTTACTAGTTCTGGAGAATTTAATATCTCATTTATAGATCTTAGTGGAAGTAAAATCCAGATACCATCTCTGAAGGATAATAATATAGCAAGTCCAGCATTAGGTGAGATTGCATTTAAGATCGATGAATCTGCTGCCAGTAGAATTCTACAGATAAGCGATAGAAGATTCTTTATAACTAACGGCGTATCTATAAACCAAACATCTCTTTCAGCAACAGATAAAAGTGCTGTAACTGTTAATAGTGGTGTTACTAATAATGTTTTAGAAAAAACAATAGAAAGTGTTATTGCTGATAGAAGAGATTCAAATAACAATATAAAGGGAGCAAACAATTATGTTAATACTGCTGCTCATAATAATATATTAACACCTGTTAATAATTCAAACTCCGTTATGTATTGGGGATATTGGAAAAAAAATGGGGAGGAAGATTTTGCTACGGGAGCTACTGGATCTACTAATTTATCTACGGCTGGAGCTACTGGAGCTACTGGTGATATTCTAGAAACCCTAAATGCACCTATTCCTTCTATAAGATCCATACTTCCTGCTACTTCAGGTTCTGGAATTAGAGGAATTGGAACACCAACAGCCTCATCAACAAATCAAACCCTAATGGGTAGTGCTATGATAGCATCTCTTAGCGCAGAGATGAGAGGATATAAAGCTATTGGATGGGCAGATCAAACAATAACCAATTATTTCCTTAATCCAGGCAAACCTGGAAGAATTAAGTATCCTAAAATAACCAAGGCTGATGTTGTTAAAGCAGGTAAGGGTATATTAGCACCAGCAACATTAAGAAGGTTGTCAGGTAGGGGTATTTTTGGTTTTTAATTTAAAAAGATAATTAGAATATGTTATTAAATCCGAAAGGTAATAGTTTTTATTTTGTTTTTCCTAGGGGATTCTTTCCCCCTCCTGTTGTGGATAAATATCTACCATATATTAAAAAACAACCAATCCCGTTTGATAATATAAACGACTATATGAATAGTACAATCCAAACCATTGGATTCCCTAGTATGAATATAGATTCAGTTGAACAAATTAGAAATCTTGGTAAAAAAATATCATATAAAAGTTCAACACCGGTCCAGGATTTATTTAGTCAGGATTTTACTGTTGGATTTAAGAATGTTGATGGCTTTGTGAATTATTTCATAATGCTTGATACAATATTGCATTTTTTGAATTTTAAAAATCCTCAATTACATCTACAGGATCTTCCATTGAGAATTATGGATAATGAGGGAAATATAGTGATGTCAGTTACATTCCAGGGAACAATATTGACTTCATATTCTGAATTACAGCTTAGCTATGCCTCAAACGCAAATCAATTTACACCATTTACTCTTGGATTCAAATGTAACTATATCGATATAGTTCTGGAAGCAAAGTAGATATATACTTAAACAAACAAATTAAAAATGAAAACATTCTCAAATTTAAAAGAGGTAAACGAAGCAAAATATGGACAACCGCTATACAGTGAAAAAGATCATATGAAAAATCTATTAATTGCTGCTTGTGGTAACGATAGAAGAGTTTTAGATGATATTGTAGATTGTCTTAGTGAAGAGCAGGTTAAGTCATGCTTTAGTAAACTAGCTAAGGTTTATGGAACAACAGGTTCGGTTGGACAAAAACAGGATATTAACCAGTAAAATTAAATATATGAATTTAGTCGGTATCGACTTTTCACTAAATTCCCCTTCTTTTTGTTGTTTGAAAAATAATAGATATGTGTGGGGATCAATTTCTAGATCTGATAGGACATTTGAATCCTTATTGAAAAATAAGAAAAAACCATATTTTATACTTGATTCTGATGATAATTTTATTATTAAGATATTAGGAAAGCAAGAATTTTCTGATGAATACTCTGCAAAGGAAAGAGAAAAAATAGGTTATTTTCTAGAAATAGTTGAATTACTTTGGAGCTCTGTTCTGGATGTTATGGGAGATGATCCATTTTACGTAGCAATGGAGGGTCTAAGTTTTTCTTCGAATGGTAATTCGCTTGTTGATATATCTATGGCAACAGCGCTTTTAAGGGAGAGAATAATAGAAAAAATAGGTAGTGAAAATTTTTATGTCTTTTCACCAACAACAATTAAAAAATTTGCGGGTAAGGGGACATTTAAGAAGGATGAATTATACCACGCATTATATAATTTAAGGGAGGATGAAACAAACTTAAATGTATTCTGTAAGATATTAGAAGAGAATAAAAACGAATGGATAACAGGAGCTAAGGCGATAAATAAGCCAATAGACGATGTTGTCGATTCAACTTGGATCAATTTGTATTTAAAAGAGGAATTAAGAGGAAATAATGAAGTTATTAAAGGGAAATCAAAAAGTAAAAAGACTACAAAGAAATTGGTGTAACCTTCTTGTGACTCTATCAGAGTCTACCCAATTTATAGAGCATACAATCACAATTTTATCATATACAACATAACACACAATAAATATATTCGTGTGTTATTTTGGTGTACCATATTAAAGAAATAGCCCAATAAAAATTAAAAAAATGTAATATTATAAGATTAGAGGAAACAAAAGTAAAAACAGAAGTAAAATTTAAAGAATTAAAAAACAAATTAAAAAACAAATTAAAAAAATTTAAGAAAGATGAGTAATTTAGACATTTTCAATTTGGATGCAGAGGCATTCGTAACAAAAGTTCCAACAACAGGTGGAGACAAGGATGATTTTTATAAGCCATACCCAGAAGATGGTAAGGATGGAGTTTATAAATCATTAATTAGATTCCTACCAAATCCGGAGAATCCAGCAAAATCAAAAATACATAAATATTATGTATATTTAAAAGATCCTGTAAGTGGTGATGGGTTTTCTGCAGATTGTCCTTCGACGGTTGGTAAAAAATCAGTATTAAAGGATTTATTCTGGAAACTTAAGAATTCACATTCTGCTGCTGACCAGGAGCTATCTAAAAACTTCGCGAGAAAGGAAGATTTCTATTCTCTTGTTCAAATTGTACAGGATAAGAATAGACCAGAATTAGAAGGAAAGGTTATGATCTTTAAGTTTGGTAAAAAGCTTAATGATATGATCGAGGCACAACTACAACCTGAATATGGAGCTCCGTGCAATCCTTTCGATCTTTTCGAAGGTAGAGAATTTTCAGTAAGTGTAAGAAAAGTTGGTGAGTGGAATAACTATGATTTATGCTCTTTTGTAGGGGAGAAAACTTCAATCAAAGTTGATGGAAAATCAATGGAGAAGAACCAAAAAGATATGGAGGTTATCCTTTCGTATTTAAACGAAGGACCTAAAAATCTAACAAGCTTTGATTATAAAGATTGGGATGATGATCTTACTGAGAAGATTATGAATGTAATCAGAAACAGCGTACCTGAGCAAAGAGTTCTTAATGAAATCCTTGGCAGCTCAGCATCAGCTCCATCCAGACCAGCACCACAGGCTTCTAGACCTGCTCCGAGTCAACCAGCTTCACAAGCAAGCAATCCTTCTAGTGATCTTTATGACGAGGTTAGTAATACTAAGGTAAGTGGATATGAGAATACCGCTGCAACTTCTGCACCAAGCACACCTAGTGCAACAAATTCATTAGAGGATCTTTATAGCGACCTATAATAATTAAAAATAAAGGGACATCTCCTTAGAAGAGTTGTCCCTTTTTATTTTATAAAGATGCAACTAGAAAAAATCGAAAGAACAGTAAGAGAGGTATTAGCAAAGGAATTTGCTAGAGATCCTAATAAACAAATAGTTTATAAAGCGGGTAATCGTTTGAATTTCTCGTGTCCTTATTGTGGAGATTCGAATGACGCTAGAAAAAAAAGGGGTAACTTCTATATGGATACCCTAGCATACAAATGTTACAATGGCGGATGTGGTATCTATAAGGATTCCATCTCATTTTTCAGGGATTTTTCAGTTTATGGAAAGTTCAATGGTGACGAAAGGGAGGAATTAAGATCAATAATAGATACAAATAAAACAAAGAGAAGATCTGCAATAGGTAAAATAGATATAAGCTATTTCTTCGATAATGATATAAGTGATCTGCTTATACTAAGATCTGATTTTATGCAGAAACTCAGATTGCAGGAGGTGTTTGGTTCTTCTATACATAGATATGTAACAAGAAGACATCAAAAACCAGATATGAAGTTTGCATGGGATCCAAGAAAGGAAAGGCTTTTCTTATTTAATCTAACACCAGATGAGAAAATAATTGGACTGCAGGTTAGAAATATGCAATCAATAAAGGGTAGTTCAAAATACCTAACATATAAGCTTAGTGGAATATACGAGAAGCTACTTAACGTTAAGGATCAAGAATTCCTGGATAGAGCTAGAGACGTAGATCCGATATCAAATGTTTTTGGAATTGGTAATCTTGATTTCTCTAATGATATAACTGTTTTTGAAGGACCTATGGATTCATTCTTTTGGCCGAATTCTGTTGGTCTTTGTTCCTTAGAAAATAGATTTCCCTTTGATGTGGAAAATAAGAAATATTTTTATGACTGGGATAAAGCAGGAATTGGAAAGAGTATGGATTTATTAAGTAAGGGCGAAACTGTTTTTAATTGGGGTAAATTTCTGGAGGATAATGGAATAACAAAGAATAGGAAATGGGATTTGAATGATCTCGTTATACATCTAAGAGCAACGGGAAAGAAAATTAAAAGATTGGATAATTATTTTACAAATGATATACTTGACCTCAGATATTTTATTAATGACTAAGATTGATCAACAAAATCTAATAGAGGACTGGGAAAGCGAGATGAGTAGAAATCAGGAGTCCAAAATAAAATTCCCTATTGTGGTTTCTGGTGACAAGGAGCTTCATGTAAATTTGGATTTTTCAGAGCCAAAGATAAATGAACCAAAGGTTAAGCAGGAACCCAAGAATAAAAATGAAATTAAAGTATTAGATCTTCCTAAAAAAAGAGGTACAAAAAACAAACCAAAATTATTTTAATATGGCTGAACAAAAAACCGATTTCGTAAAAGTTTTCGAAACTGAGAGGGAAGAATGGAAAGAAAAGATACAAGTTCTTTCTCTTAATATGAAAGACATAAAAACATTAGCTAAAGCGCAGGTCGATATGTTTAGTTATAGACAGGTACTTTTGGAATATAGCTATAAATTAGCTGGTATAGTATCTAAGCTTAATTCTAAATATAAGTCAGATAAAGCTAGGAAAATGAGAGAGTATTCTGAACAAATGAATGTCAGATACGGAGCAACAGAAAAAATGATTCTAATAGAGGGTGATCTGATTGAGATATCAGAAAAAACTGAGCTTGTTGAGAATCATAGAAAATTTATAGACCAAACAATACAAACTGTTGACCATATGTTATATGGGGTCAGACAAAGAATATCGCTGGAGGACTACTTAAGAGGTTCTACTGTAAAATAAAATTATATAATGTTAAAATTTAGAGTAACAGATGACCAGCAGTGGATGCTTTTATTAGAAGCAGTCGACGAAGTGGAGAAAAAACAAGTTGAAATTTCTTTAACACAGAAAATACATAACCATTTTTTCCATCCCCTTGTGAAGAAAAAAATCTGGGATGGATCTATATGTTTTATAGAGAAGAGAGGTGGATTCTGGAAGGTACCAATAGGACTCTGGCGGGAGCTACTAGATATAGGTGAAAAGTATAAAATTGATATTAATATAGAGGGTCTAAATGAAGTCATAACTAATGATGTCAAATTAGATGAGTTTACTCAGTGGGTTAATGAATTTTTCGAAGGTGGTATAGGTGGAAATCCTGACAAGATGCCTAGAGATTATCAGATAGAAACAGCATGGAAGATACTAAGATATAGATATTCTGTTTCTGAGGTTGCAACTTCATCAGGGAAAACCCTTATATCGTTTATGATATTTGCTTATTTAAAATCAAGGGGAATGGTAAGAAAGATACTTATGATCGTTCCTAATTCCAATCTTGTATTTCAGGGTAATGACGATTTTGAGGAATATGGACTTGATAAACTTGATGGTGTTAAGATACAGCAAATCGGAGGGGGAAGTAAAATAAAGGATGGGTGCGATATAATAATAGGTACATACCAATCTTTAGTTAAAAGAGAATCTGATTTTTTTGAGGAGGTGGATTGCGTATTTATAGATGAGGCGCATCACACTAATAGCACATCGATAAAAAAGATAGTTTCCCAATGTATGCACTCTAAATGGAGATTTGGGTTAACCGGTACATTAACTAAAAGAGGAACTGCAGATTATTTAACTATACAGCAATTTCTCGGTCCTCTTGTTATGGAGATACCACCTAGTTTTCTTTTCGATAATGGATATGCCACGCCGGTTTCTATAAAGGTCGTTACTATGGATTGGCTTGATCCTGTATATAAGGAAAAGCTAGCGGATCTTAAACTAAGTGATAATAACGTGGAAGGTAACGAGATATACAATCTTGAGAGAAAGCTAGTTATAGAAAGCAAAAAAAGATTAAATTATGTTACTGATTTTATAAACAAAACCTCAAAAAATTCACTTGTCTTATTCCAGTCCGTTAAGGAGGAATACGGTAAACAGATATGGAACCTTTTGAGAGAATTAAATGGTGATAGAGAGGTGTTTTATGTTGATGGCGACACTAGTGAGGCGTTAAGAGAGGAATATAAGAGAAGAATGTCGGTTGGCTCTAATAAGGTCCTAATTGCGACATATGGAACATTCTCAACTGGTATATCAATAAACAATCTGCATAATATATTTCTTGTTGAATCATACAAGAGTGAGATCCTGATAAAACAAAGTTTGGGTAGGGGTATGCGTAAGATGGAAGGTAAGGAGAAGGTTAATGTTATAGATTTTGTTGATGACTTCAGTACCAAAAAATATAAAAGCTATTTGGCAAAGCATAGCATCGAAAGAATAGAGATTTATAAGAAGGAAGGGTTCGAATATAAAATATATAACGTTAAACTTTAATTTATATTAAGGATATATAGAAAAACATTTTCGACTAATGACAATAAAATCTTTTGATGAATTTAATAATTCCAAAATTCAGGAATCCTATCGCAATTCTGACTATCTTGAAGCAGAGGGTAAAACTTCATTCTCAAGATGGCTTAGAAGAATAGGAAATAATATAGGTATCGGAGACGGTGGATATAGTAGCTATTATGCAGATGTTGATCCTAATATGTCAACCATAAAGAGTGCTTCTAGTGTTATAGGTTTAGCAGTTAAGGGACTTACTAAAGGAACTGCTGCTTTTATAGATTTTCTTTCACCCGGGGAAGAGACTAAATCATGGAAGGACCTTGATAAAGAGGAGATAAAGAGAAGAAAAGAGGAGATAATCAAAAAGTGGGAAGCTGAGCATATAGAAAATAGAAAAGTTACCGATGGTGATGCTGAGGAATTTTATAAATCCGGCGTTCTTAGAGGTAAAAAATACTTCGGTGATGATTTTACCCCACAGAATCCTAAAGATAAAGAACAGGAAATTTATAGAGATTACCTTAAAGATATAATGGGTACTTACTATAAAAAAACAAGAAAGAGAGCATAATGGGTAACGGTATCCTTAATTTTTCTAATTTTAAGGCCTTGTTTGAAGGAGGAGCTGCAATAAAAACATCTAGACGAATACGAGAGGATGAATTTCCAGGAACGTTATTATCTATAAAGGAAAAGCTTTTTCCGCTGCTTGGTATAGATCAATCAAAAATCAATGATCAATATGTGATCATAGGAAGTATAGGAAAAAAAGAAAATCCTGATGATACCTCCGGTGATCTTGATATTGGTTACGATGCTAAATGGTATTCAGATACTAATGGTATAACAAAGAAGGAATGCTCTGGATTTATATACGATAAGATAAGAAATGATCTTGGCGATATTATAGGATTCCAACCTGAAATAAATTATCTGAAGGGACTTAATATAGTTAGTATTGGTTGGCCGATAGATGGTAATATAGATAAGGGTATAGTTCAGCTTGATCTTATACCTCTATCAGATATGAAATGGGCAGATTTTATATACTATTCACCAAATTATAAAATAGGTGAAAGTAAATATAAATCCGCTCATAGAAATTGGCTATTAGCAGCCATATTATCTTCGAGAAAGGAAATAATGGAAATTGATGATGCAGGCGAAGTATTAGATTATAATACACCAGTCCTTATTTTAAGCGATGGTTTATACTGGCATACAAAATCATACAGGGGAAAAATCAAAGATAGATTAAAAAATCCTAAAAAAATAGAAGGAAGTGAGAGATTCGTTACTAACGATCCTCAGGAATTTGTTAATTTTGCTTTAGGTCCTGGATATAATATAGACGATGTTAAAACCTTTGAACAACTGTTTTCTGTAATAATGTCGCCAGATTTCGAATTAAAGGATAAGTTACCGGAAATAAAGGAAAGATTTTTGGAATTTTTGCAAAGAGTTGGACTAGAAATACCTACTGAGATTAATAGAATACAATAATAAACATTAAAAAAAGCTACTTATGGCAGGAATTAGTCATTTATATGATATTTATAACAAAAAAGGTAAAGATTTTATTGATAATCTCTTTAACTCCTATGTGACCATCAATGAAAAAATGGATGGCTCCGCTTTTGTTTTTGAGAGAGATCCTGAAACTGGTAGATTTAATTTTTATAAAAGAGATCAAAGATATCCAATAACTCTTGTTGATCGTACTCTTATGAAATATTACGAAAAACCGATAAATTATATAGAGTCACTCCCACCACATATTCTTAATGAAATACCTAGAGGCTGGAGATTTGGTCTTGAGTATTTTTCAAACAATCAACCGGTGGAGATTGCTTATGATAGATTACCTAAGAATAATCTAATATTATCATATATTCATACAAAGAACGAAAACGGAAAACCTTCATCAACAATACAGGATCAGGAACAGTTAAATAATTGGGCGGATCTTCTTGGTGTTGAAAGACCACCTATAGTATTCCAGGGCATGCTAACGGATGACCAGAAAAATCAAATATTGGATTTTCTAAGAACACCATTCGATCAGCTAGTTGCTGAGTATAAGACAAAGAGCTTTGTTAGGTACATAATAGGTGTTCTTAATCCTTCCTCAAAAACAAGTGCACTTAATAATGACCTTGATAAGCCGATAGAAGGAATAGTTTTTAGATTTGGCGAAGAGGATAATGGTAAGGAACCAATATTATCCAAAATGGTTGATCCGGTTTTTACTGAGATGGCCAAGGAGAAATATAGTAAAAGATCAGAGGAAAAACCTAGTGATTTTCTGGGTCTAACTATAATGGATATAATGAATTATATCCTCGAGGAGGGTGTTGAGTCATTTAACGTTGCTGGTGATAGTGACGATGAAAGATATATCTCCTTCATGTCCGACGTTTTTGTTAAATTCCTTGGAGAATATGCATATAAATATAGAGGTGCTGATTTTCAGGAACCTGATTATTTAAAGAAGGACGAGTTCAGATTGAATCTGGACATGATAAAGGATAAAAGAGTACTTAAGTATTTGGATACTGATGATTCTTATGAATCCCTTTTTAAGCTTATGCTTAACTCGTTTAGAAAAATAAGAAAAAGAGCTAGTGGAATAATAACTGCTGGTATAATAGATCAATTTAATATAGTAGTAAGTGATATAGAGAGTGTTGTTGCCAAGGAGATTAAGCCAGCTATACAAGAATCTGAATCTATTCCATCTTTCATGGATTTTAAGAAAAGTAATATATCATCAAAGAAAATAGATTATGTTACAGCTGAATCTGAAAATTCGGAGGACGACTCTGACGAGGATGTTGATGATCCATTCTATTCATATAATGAATTTATATCAACACTAGAAACTATAGATACCACAAAGAAAGATAAGACAAAGGAAATAAAGGAGGATGCTTCTGAGGACGTAAAGAAATTAGAGCCTGTTAATTTATTAGTTGGTAGATTTCAGCCTTTCCATAATGGACATCTTAAGATGGTTGATCAATTATATAAGGAAAATGATCTTCCTAGCATAATAGCTGTTGTCCATCCTGGACATAACAAATCTGGTAAATCCCCATATGATGAAAAATTAATATCGAGATATATGGAAGGAATAGTTAGAGATAATCCAGGTAAAATAGCTGGTTATTTTATAGTTAATCGTGGATTACTTGGTCCTATTTATGGAAAGGCTAAGGAATATGGATTTCTCCCTAAGATGATAGGTGCTGGCGATGATAGAATAGAGGATTATAATAAGCAAGCTGAATATCTTAAGAAAGCAGGTGGAGATTTTCCTGAGGATATAAAAATAACTCAAACTAAGAGATCTTCCAGTGGAAGTGACGTTAGAAAAAAAATAGATTCTGAAGACTATACCGGATTTAAAAAACTCGTACCACAAGCGGTTGCAAATGTTTATAATTCATTAATAGATTCACAGAGAGGAACAGGTATTAAAGAGGAGGAAGATCCTACTTTTTCCGATTCTGATCTTATAACAGAATCTGAAAATTTTCAGAATATAGAAAAAAATAATCAAGAATAGAATGAAAAAGTTTATTGAATCATTTGAACAGTTTACTAATCCAGTAAATGAAAATGACGGATTTGGAACTTCACCCTTTTTAATGAAGAAAGTTAGTGATGTTTATCATTATTTCTTCACTTTGGATAGCGAGGACGAGGAAGAAGAAATGGGATACCATCTTATAATAGGGAAGTATTCTGAGAATGAAGCTATAGAGGGAGCCAAAAATTCATATTGTGTACTTAATATAAATCAAATAGGACACGAGCTTATAGAAGATATAGCTATTAATAAAGAGGATATTCCATCTCCTGATGATAGTAAATTTCTTCTTGATGGTGGTGAACTTTCCCGTTTGATGGAATACATATTCAAATGTGTGCTCGATTATCTTTCTCTTAATCCAAAGGTTATAAGAATATATGATGAGCTCCAGGACAATCTTGAATATAAAGGAAAGGGTGAATATATAGAATATATGAAGTCTATTTGTATATCAGAGCTTGGTAAAAATTGGGCGGTTCAAAACGGTACAGATGAAAAATCATTAATTATAAGCAGATAAGGGAACTTTTTTAAAAATCGTTGATATAATAATAAATTAAAATTAAATTTAAAATGGAAAAATTCGAACAAATCAAGGCTCTATTGGAGCAAACACAAGGTGATGCTGAAAAATTCTTTAGCAAAGGTAACAGTGCAGCTGGCACAAGAGTTAGAAAAGCTATGCAGGAATTGAAAGCTCTTGCTCAGGAAGTAAGAACTGAGGTTCAGGACTCTAAGAACAAAACAGCATAATTATTAATTTTTAAAAAAAACATAACATGAGCTACTACTTAGCAAAAGTAAGATTCGAATCAGGAGAAGTTAAAAAGAATGGTGATCCAGTTTATACAATATCACAATTTCTAGTTTCAGCAGAATCTGTATTGGACGTGGAAACGAAAGTTGCGTCTTATATGGAGGGAACTCTAGGAGACTTTGAAACCATCCAGGTTACAAAAACAAAAATAGAAACAGTCATATATGACAAAGAAAGATACGAAGACTCAATCTAAATCCTCAAATACCGATTCCTATGTTCCGCCACAATCGCCTATAGCTATACAACCCGGAGACACTGGATTTGCTACTGTAGGTAAGGCATATAATAGATTTATATGGACATTTGGAGATTGGCAAAAGAAGAAAAAGAAGATAATCAATCCGGATACAAATTGGGATCTTAATAAGAAACCAATGTCAGACTCTGACTGGGAGAAGAAAAAAAAGGACTTATATTTATAAGTCCTTTTTTTTGTTGGATATATACATTATGAAAAATGTTAAACCTTTCTCTAATTTTATATCCGAGGATATATTAATGGATGGACCGAGAATGCCAGAAAAAGTCCTTAGATATAGTGGCGGTGACGTAACCAAAATGCCCATTATTGGTGAAATTGAAACCGGGAATATAGCTGGTATGGGAAGTGCTACTTATAATGTCGTTGAGATAATAGAGGGCGGAAAGGAAGGGGATTGTATCTATGTTACGGATATGTGGTATAAACCAGGTGTCCCTCAATTGGTACATTCAGCTATGATTAGTAGATTTACACCAGAGTGGGAAAAATTAAAATAATAAATAACCTATGCCAGCAGTTAGTATAGCTCAACAAAGATTAATGGCTCAGGCCTATGCAGTTAAGATCGGAGAACTATCCGCATCTAAGCTTAATCCTAAATATAGAGACGAGATAGTTAAATTGTCAAAGAATATGACAGAGAAGGAGCTAAAAGCTTATGCGTCTACAAAATATAAGAAGCTTCCAGATCACGTTGACGAGATGGACACACCAGTAATTTTGGAACCCGTTGGCTCTTCAACAATTCCTAAATTTCACCCTAAGGGACCAGGTAACATTGTTCCATTTTTGAATCCTGAATCTAAGAAATTAAAAAAAGGTGCGAAGAATCTATCTAATCTTAAGGATTATAGAGATTGGCTTTCTAATAAATAATATGAAAAAGCAGATGAAACATCTTCTGGATTTTAAATCATATTCTCCGGAATATGAATATAAAACCGAGTATAGAAGAGAAATTGAATTGGATAGGATAAGAAAGTCAAGAGAATATAGAAGAATTCTATCCCTTGGTTTTGATGAGGATACTTCACACCAACAGGAAATAAACAACACATTGAAGTTCATCAGAAGTGTTAAGAAGCAGAAAGAACTTGGTCACGGTGATGTGTTTTATACTATACATCCATCAGGAACAGTAAGAAGATATAACCCATTAAAATCCAAGGAAATTGGAGAGGGAAATGGTAACGATATAAAAAAATTCAGCGAACCTTTTAAAACAGCTAAGGACTATGCTAAGGGATTAAATTTTCTTTGGCAATATCTGAAGAGAAAAGAGGCTAGAGGAGACTATAGATAAATTATGTGTGGATGCGGATCAGTAAATTCTACGGAGATCAGAACGATGACTCATAGCAAGGAAACTAGTAGAATATTAAATTCCTGGATTATTGATAATATGAATAGGAGGTTATTAGTGCAGAGCCCAATATATGATAGTTATAATGATATAATAGGGTATGTGACAAAAAATGAATCTGGAAATATTGTAAGAATATTTTCTAAGAATATAAAAGAAATATTAGAATAGTATGTTTTACCCAACTGGAAATAGTACAAACGGAAGAAAATTAGTTTGTATTGATGACGAAAGAAAAAATATTGATTCCTATCTTGATGAATGCAATTGCGACGAGTCATGCAATTGTGTAGAAAATTGGTTGAATCAAAATGACTATTGTGTCGAGAAATGGCAATTGAGAAATTATCTAAAGGGAGAAGAATCTAGTGTTAGTAAAATCGATGAGGATATGGACGGTGGAGCAGCCCCAGCCCCTGGACTTTCCACACTAGGAAATGTTGGCGGAATGGGAAATCCAGTTGCACCTACTAATGACGGAACAAATTCCGGATTCTATGATACTACAAAGACTGGTAGCGGCGATAAATTCACTACGCTGAGTGCTGGAACTAATGCTGCTAATAAAAAAGGCAGGAGTAGAAAGAAGATGATCTCATACAAGGAATTTGTCCAAAAAAATAGGAAGAAAAAGAAATAATAAATCACCCAATCGGGTGATTTTTTTTATTCGTAATTTTTTTTTAAATTGCGATAAAAATTATAACCATGAATAGAGAGATATTAATACAGGAGGATTACCCTAATGATCCATGGAAGATGTTAGTTTGCTGTATATTATTGAACCAGACCCATAATAGGTCAGTGCGACCTATTTTAGACTCCGTATTTGAGTTTATTCCTGATTACCATTCTGCAATCAATTGCGACGTCGAACGTCTAGCAGCGATCATAAAAACAACAGGCTTGTATAATATGAAGGCCAGAAGAATAATAGGTATGAGCAAGGGATACAAAGAAGGCTTTACTCGAGTTACCGAACTTCCAGGAATAGGCATATATGCTAATGAATCCTGGGAAATATTCGTTAATGGTAATCTCGATATAAAGCCAACTGATGGTAAGCTTAGAGCCTACCTGGATGCTGTTTTATTTTAGAACTTTGATTCTTAGATTTATCGGTTCCTTAAGTACTGGATTTGAAACATAGAAGGGTTTTTGAACCTCGCATCTTACAAATTTCTTATCTTCACCTAATGGCAGGTATATTATATCATCAGGCTTGAACATCTTGTGGATCTTCATTGTTTTTCCATCTCTTTCAAACTCAAGATCCATTTCTATATGATCATCAAATATAGCCCAATTGTCGGTTCTTCCGAATTTTTTGAACTTCTTATTAATTATTCTAAATACCTTTCCTGTAACAAACCCATCGCTTCCAAGTTTCGATGCAAATCTTATAGGCTTACCTTTTTTTAGATTGTAGCTTTGTATCTTGGAGTCTCCAAATGCTGAAGCCTTGTCTTTTGGTATTTTTTTTGACTCCTCTTCAGTTAAAACAGTTCCGTCGGTTTGTATAACTATTCTGTAGTCATAATCATCATTAGGTTTTGTTACGACATATTTAAGTTTTTCCTCGTCGTATTTCACCTTATTTATGCCAGCATGAAATTCTATGGATTTGTTTATTTCCTCGTGTGATTCCTCGTCCTTGAATATCTTTATCGCTCTAGCTATATTTTCAATTATAGGAATGTATATTTGGTTACCCTCCTTTGATGGCTGATTTGATTTTAGATCCGCAGGTATGTCAACATTTAATGGATAAAATTTACCCATGAATCTAAAATGTGCCTCCATAATTGGATACCCTGTTGCTATTTTATCTGAAAATTTTAACCATTTAAGTTTCTCATTTAGTCTAATATCATACTCCTTTGCAAGTAATTTAGAGCATTCTTTCTTTATTTCCTCTATCTTGATATTATTAAAATATTTTGATAATATGGCAGGGAATACTATGTTTTCCGGTGTGTATATTTTTTCTAGCTCCTCTACATCAACTTTTATTGACAATCTTGCCTCGTTGATCCACCCTTTAAAATTTTGCATATTCTCCATTATTCTTTCTTCTTTGAGTTTTTTTCTTGGAATGAAATCTTTAGATATTCCGTTATATCAGATCCCGATTTTTTATCTTCGTCTATGAATTTGTTGAATTCCTCGGATCTCCCGGCATCATCTAGAAAGTCATGGAAATATGACGACTCGTACATTGCGTCTATTGTTTCCGGCATTGTTGGATCCGCACTTTGGTAGTTTCTCCTGTTTACCCTTGTCTCGTATGATTGACCCGGAACATCCACGCTTCCCGGCGAGTCAATCCATTCATTAACGAAACCCTTGAATTTTTGTAAATTTTTCATATTATTTATATATCTGACCGGAACATATGTTTATTATGACGTAAAACATCTACATTAAAATATTTCTGAATGATTATTGATATAGAGAATAAAGGAAGCTACTTAAATGTATCCCACTTTGGTCCTGAGGGAGAACTTGCATTTCTACACGTACCCATACCCGAGAGTGAGAGATTCAATTGGGAAAAGTGCAATCCAGGAGATCCTAAGAAGGATAAGGAGTGGACAAACTGGAAGGGTGAACCTGTTAAGAAAGTAAAATCTGAGAGATATGACAAATATCGGATGGCCCAGATTTTAATGGAAGCCCCAGATGAATTAACAAAACCATTATGGGAGTATCAGGAACCAAAAAAATACTTCGTCGATATAGAAGTTGAGATAACGGAGGATAAGGCTGCATCCCTTGATACTGAAAATGCAAAAAACCGTGTACTCTCCATAGGTATCGGAACTGACAAAAGAAAATTATTGATTCTTGGTTTAGATCCACTAACTCCTGAACAACAAGGAAGTATATTTAATAAGATAAACAAATACTTCGAAAAAACCGGCGATGAGTGGAGCTTTAAATATAAGCAATTCGAAACCGAGTATGATATGATGTACACTTTCTTTCGTGAGCTTGGTCCGAAAATGGCAACAATGACCGGATGGAACTGGTTAGGATATGACTGGCCATATCTTCTGAATAGAGCTAAAAGACTTGGTATAGATCCCAAAATTATATCACCAGGAAAAACCTTGATTGGTAAAGGTCAATTACCTCAGCATTTATTAATGTTTGACTACTTGGAGATTTATAAAAAGTGGGATCGAGTTATAAAGATCAAGGAAAGTAATAGACTTGATTATGTTGCAGAGAAAGCTGTTGGTTTTAAAAAGATTGCTTATGATGGAACACTTAGAGATTTATATCAATCAAACTTCGAAGATTTCATCTATTATAATGCTGTCGATTGTGCTCTTGTCCATTATATAGACCAGAAGCTTAAAACCATGCAGACTTTCTTTAAGATTGCCATGATATCTGGTGTTGAAATAAACAGATGTCTTTCCCCTGTTTGGTCAACTGAAGTTCTTATGATGAAGAAATTCCTGGAAAGAAAACAGGTTCTTACTGCGGAGAGAAAAGAGGAAGTTCACGTCAAGTTTGCTGGTGGATATGTTAAGGATCCTATAAAGGGTCTACATGGTTGGGTAGCATGTTATGATTTTGCTTCACTGTACCCTAACGCAATGGTTCAATGGGGAATTTCTCCTGAATCATATAAAGGAAAGAATCTACTGAATCCCAAGGAAAATTGGATTAAATGTGCATCGGGAGCTTACTTTGGTAACGATGATGAAAACCCAATACTTAAGATAATAATTAAGGATCTGTATGCAAGAAGAAGAAAAACTAAGGATAAAATGCTTGAATTAGAGCTAGAAATAGATGGTTTGAAAAAAGTACTACAGAAAGAGAAAAATTAACGTATTACTCTCGATAGATCTGAACTGAGGTTGATATATAAAATCCAAGAACGATCTAGAGTCTAGTAATAAAAACTAAAAATTAACTAAAATTAAATAAAATGGCTAACATTGACAACAGCTGCTCTGAGTTAAATATTGAGGATCTTTATTCAAAAAGTAGTGACACTCTTGGGGACATACTAAATTTACAAGCTGATACACAGAAGAATGTTTATGGTTATAACTTTGATGAAATGAATCTAAGAGAAGTTATGGGATTCTGGCATATGAACACCCATGCAATGATAGATGAAATTCACGAAGCTACCGATGCACTTGGTGGTATTAAAGATGGAAACGGAAACGCTATATGGAAAAAATGGAAATTAGCTTATGATACTTATGGATCTAAGAAATTTTCCGATCTTACAGTGGACGACCAATTGGAATGTAAATTTGAAGTTATAGATATGCTTCATTTCTTCATGAACTACGCAATATCTATAGGTATGACACCTTCTGAAATGTACAACATGTACATGAGTAAAAATCAAGAAAACAGAAGAAGACAACAAAACAATTATTAAAAAACAAAACAAAAATGGAAGACAGATACTCTTTACCAGAACCAATCCTGACGGATAACCCCGGCAGATTTGTAATATTCCCGATCGAACACCATGATATCTGGGAAAGATATAAAGAACAACAAGCATCAATATGGACAGCAGAGGAAATTGATCTATCTGCTGATCTCAACGATTGGAGAAATAAAATGAATGATGACGAGAGATACTTCATTAAGAACGTTCTGGCGTTTTTTGCTGCATCTGATGGTATCGTTAATGAGAACCTTGCCGAAAATTTTCTCTCAGAGGTTCAATATGCTGAGGCTAAATTTTTCTATGGTTTCCAAATCATGATGGAGAATGTTCACTCTGAGACATATTCTCTCCTTATAGATACCTATATACAGGATCCAGCTGAGAAAGATAGATTATTCAATGCTATTGATAATATACCTGCTGTTAAGAAAAAAGCTGAATGGGCATTAAATTGGATAGGAAATGCAAGTTTCCAGGAAAGACTTATAGCTTTTGCTGCAGTTGAGGGTATATTCTTCAGTGGGTCATTTTGTTCTATTTTCTGGATGAAGAAGAGAGGTATGCTTCCTGGCCTTTGTTTTTCTAATGAATTGATTTCTAGAGATGAAGGAATGCATTGTGATTTTGCTGTTCTTCTTCATAATGAGCACTTAGCTAATAAGGTATCTGAAGAAAGAATAAAGGAAATAATTCTTAGTGCACTTGAGATAGAAAAGGAATTCATAACTGAATCCCTGCCTGTTAGATTAATAGGAATGAATCAAGATCTTATGAAGCAGTACCTTGAATTTGTTGCGGATAGATTGCTAGTTGATCTTGGATGTTCTAAGGTTTATAATGTGGCATGTCCTTTCGATTTTATGGAGAATATAGCTTTGCAAGGAAAAACTAATTTCTTCGAGAAAAAGGTTGGTGACTACCAAAAGTCAGGAATAATGAATAAAAATACCGATACCTTTGCTTTTGGCGAGGATTTCTAAAAAAATTAATCTAAAATATGTTTGTAACTAAAAGAGATGGCTCGAAAGAAGCTGTTAGGTTTGAAAAAATTTCGAATAGAATAAGAAAAATGACATACGGGTTAAACACCGATTATGTTGATGCTATGGAAGTAGCACAGAAGGTTATTGCTGGTATCTATGATGGGATAACAACTCAGGAATTAGATAATCTTACTGCTGAGACTGCTGCTTCATTAATACCTAGACATCCTGATTATTCTATATTAGCCTCAAGGATAGCGGTATCCAGATTACACAAAACCACCAAGAAAAAATTCTCTGAGACTATACAGGATCTATATGATTATATAAATCCAGAAACTAACGAACCTGCTGGTATTATAAATGATCTCACGTATGAGGTTGTTATGAAAAATAAACAGAAGCTTGATGGTGCAATTATACATGAAAGAGATTTTGATTTTGAATATTTCGGATTTAGAACGCTTGAGAAAAGTTATCTATTAAAGACTAATGGTGAAGTGTGCGAATCACCTCAGCACATGTACATGCGTGTAGCCGCGGGAATATGGGGTGAAGATATAAAGAGCGTTATTAAAACCTATGAGCTTTTGTCAAATCATATGATGACACATGCAACACCTACATTATTTAATGCTGGTACTAAGAAACCTCAGTTATCGTCTTGTTTCCTATTAATGATGTCTGATGATTCAATTCCTGGAATTTATAAAACACTTGCTGATGTAGCTGCTATATCTCAAAATGCTGGAGGAATAGGTCTTGCTGTACATAATGTGAGAGGTACTGGTTCTTATATTAGAGGTACAAATGGTACTTCTAATGGTATAATTCCAATGCTTAAAGTTTTCAATGAAACTGCTAGATATGTTGATCAGGGTGGAGGTAAAAGAAAAGGATCTTTTGCTATTTATATAGAGCCTTGGCACTCAGATATCGAGGATTTCCTAGAACTTAGAAAAAATCACGGTAAAGAGGAATTTAGAGCTAGAGATCTTTTCTTAGCTTTATGGACTCCTGATTTATTTATGAAAAGAGTAGAGGAGGATAAAGAATGGAGTTTATTTTCACCATCCGACGTTCAGGGTCTTTGGGAATTATATGGCGATGAATTTGAAGCTGCATACGAAGCTGCTGAAGCTGCAGGTAAAGCTAAAAAGACTATGAAAGCTAGAGATCTTTGGACTAGAATCCTTGATGCTCAAATAGAGAACGGTACTCCGTATATCCTATATAAGGATGCTGCTAATAAAAAATCAAACCAGAAGAATTTAGGTACAATTAAAAGTTCCAATTTATGTACTGAAATCATGGAATATACTGATAAGGACGAGCAAGCTGTTTGTAATCTTGCTTCAATTCCGGTTAATAAATTCCTTAAATCTACAGATAATAGAACTTCAAAAATATCAAAGGGAAGATGCGAGGTTGATCACCAGGCTCTTTATGATGTTGCATATCAAACAACTCTTAACCTTAATAAAGTTATAGACGTTAATTATTATCCAACAGCAGAGACCAAAAAATCAAACATGAGACATAGACCTATTGGTATAGGTATTCAGGGTCTTGCTGATTTATTTGCAATTCTTGGTATTCCTTTTGCTTCACCAGAGGCTAAAAGAATCAACGAGGAAGTATTTGAAACGATATATTTTGCTGCCATGACTTCTTCTATGGCACTTGCTAAGAAGGAAGGAGCTTATGAAACATTCCAAGGATCACCTCTATCTAAGGGTGAATTCCAATTCAATATGTGGGGATTTAATGATGAACAATTATCTGGAAGATGGGATTGGGCTAAACTTAGAAAAGAAGTAATGAAGAACGGAGCAAGAAATTCCTTATTGTTAGCTCCTATGCCAACAGCTTCGACAGCTCAAATTATGGGTAACAATGAAGCATTTGAGCCATTCACTTCGAATATATACACAAGAAGAACTCTAAGTGGTGAATTTATTATAATAAATAAACATCTGGTGAAAGATCTTATTTCTCTTGGTTTATGGAGTGAGGACATGAAAAATCTGATAGTTTATCATAAAGGTTCTGTTCAGAATATAGAGCAGATACCTGAAAATATTAGAGAGATTTATAGAACTGTTTGGGAGATAAAACAAAAGGATCTTATAGACATGTCAGCAGGAAGAGGTAAATTTATATGTCAATCTCAGTCTCTCAATTTATTTATAGAGAATGTAAATTCTGCTAAATTGACTTCTGCTCACTTCTATTCATGGAAGGCTGGCCTTAAGACTGGTATGTACTATCTAAGAACTAAAGCAGCAGTTGATGCTCTTGCAGGACTTGGTATAGATATGGAAAAAACTAAAAATTCCATGAAAGAATCCGAGATAAAAACAACACCTGCTGAAGTTAGTAAGCCTGTTAATGTTACAATTAACGGAATGACCAGCGAGGAATTAAGCAAGGCTGCGGAAGAGGTCCTTTCTGGAGTTGCATGTAGTTTGGATAATCCTGACGAATGCGATATGTGTGGATCATAAAAAAATAAAATCTAATGGATAATAATAAATGGTTTAATGATGATGTCATTAAAAAATTCGATGAATTTTTAAATGAAAGAGAGCTACCAGATTCACAGGGAGATGTCCTTGTGATGCTGGGAGCACCAGGATCAGGAAAGGGTACATTATCAAAACAGTTAAATGAGAAATTTGGGATAAATCATATTTCTACTGGCGATCTAATCAGAAAATCTGATGATCCTGACTTGAAGAAGATTATCGAGGAAGGTAAGTTTATATCTGATGAGATGATGCTTAAGATGTTAAGAAAGGAACTGAAAAAATTAGATCTTAATAAGGGTATAATATTTGATGGATATCCAAGAACAATAAAACAAGCCAGAAAGTTGGATTCATTACTTGGTAAACTTGGACTTGGTTTAAATCATGCCATATTTATGGATCTTCCTGAGGAAAAAGCGAAGGAAAGAATAAGAAATAGAGCTAAGAAGGAAGGTAGAAAGGATGATGCTAGCGATGAGGTTATTGATAAAAGATTCGCTGAATATAACGAGAAAACTTTCCCCCTTGTCGATTTTTATAAGAAAAGTAGAAAATTGATAAAAATCGATGCCGACCTTGGTATGGAGGGAGTTCTTAAAGCGATTGTAAAAAAACTTGGTCTTAAAGAAGTTAAAAAGAAAAAAGATGAAAAAATCTAGTGAGGATTTTGTAAAATCAATAAAAGAAAAAGTAACGCAACAGAAGAATACAGAAATAATCCAGAGGAATCTACTCCATGATTCTCTGGATTATTTTTCTTCAGTGCTATCCAAAGATGGTGAAATAGAGGTTAGAAATCAGAAAAAATTTGATTCTGGAGAATTGAATTGTTTTTTGGGACTGTATTGTGAGAGCGATTCTATACCGGACCATATAAATTCAATATTAGCCACTAATGAATTGGAGTATAAAGTTCTTGAGCTTGATACTAAAAAAATGGTGTATTGTGTTAATTTTGGTAGAAATATATTATCCTCGCCCCATGATGATAATTTAATATTCCTTGAATTTAATTTTAAGGGTAAACATATATTTGAGTGTAAAATATCACCAAAAATTGGTCCAATCGATTACTCATTATATGAGAATAAGTATTTCAATATAAAGGTATGGGTATTCGAGGATGGGATTTTTAATAAGTATGAAATACCACTAATAAATATATCCAGAAGTAAAAGAGGAATAACAAGGGAACTTGACGGTAAATATAAGGCATCGATAATCTTTGATCTTGTAGGTGAGGTTGAATATATAAAAATTTCTAAAAAAAGAGGAGCAAAACTAGTAACTAAACTATAATATTTAAAAAGTTTTAAATGAGTATTAAGAATAAAAAGAAACAAAAAAAGGTTGCAGCTCCAATTAATGTTGCTAGACCTGTTCCTAATAACGTTCAGGTGATAGATCTTTGCTTGGTTATGATAGTTAAGGACGAAGAGGACACAATGGAAAGATGTATTAGAGCTGTTGCTCCATATATTAAATATTGGGTAATAGTAGATACAGGATCTACAGATAACACAATTAGTGTGATAAATAAAACAATGGAATCCCTAGGTATTCCGGGTGAATTGCACGAGAGACCTTGGGTAAATTTTGAGGTTAATAGAACTGAAAGTTTAAATCTTGCTAAAGGAAAATGTGATTATAGATGGATTATAGATGCGGATGATACTTTTGTCCCTGAGAATCCTAATATTAATCCTTTTGCTGGATTGGATAAAGGTCCAGATTGTTATCAGATATTATACAAGCTAAATAATCTTCAATATCACAGAGCACAGATTGTTAAATCTGAACAGAATTGGGTTTATAAGGGAGTATTACACGAATTTCTACATTTGGACGAGGAGAAGGAGCAAATTTTCCAAGCTCCCGTCCCGAACTCCTTTGTTATAGCTGATATCTCACCACTTAAGAGAGCGGATTCATTAGAGGAAAAATACTCTAATGATGCCAAGATCCTAGAGGAAGCACTTTTGAAGGAGCCAGGTAATGAAAGATATATGTTCTATCTTGCTCAGAGTTATAGAGATTCAAATCAGCTTGAAAAATCGATAGAAGCCTACGGTAAAAGAATTGCAATGGGCGGATGGGAAGAAGAGGTTTATTACTCCATGTATATGATTGCTAAGATGAAGGAAAGATTAGGAGCACCTATATCGGAGGTTACCGAGCTTTATTCTAGAGCATGGGAATATAGACCATCAAGACTTGAAGCTGTTTTTCATACAATGAGAAAATATAGGGAACAGAAAAGACATCTGATTGCTTTTGCATATGGTGACGTAGCAATAAAAACCAGAGGTACCCAGGATATACTATTCATAGAGGCTGAGATATGGCAATGGAGACTATTGGATGAATATTCACTAGCAGCACATTATATAGGAAATCCAGAAATAGCTATGGAAAAAACCAATGCTATCTTGAACGCCCCTTTCTTCAAGACTTTACCTAGCGATGAACAGAATAGACTTCTTAAGAACATGGACTTCTATAAGAAAGGTGCACAGGAAAAAGCAAAGCAATCACAGCTAGCTAAAATGGAGGCAGATAAGAATAAAAGAAAGTAATCTTTACCAGATATATAGAATAAAAATTTAACAAATGAAACATCTTTTAGAATTTGAATCCTATGAGGGTTTGAACGAATCTGGAGTACCTGTCTATAATATGGATGATTTTAGAAGAAGTCCTTCTGCTGAACCTGAGGATGAGGTATCTACTACAAAAATATTCTCTTATATAAGCGACCTTTTGGATCAGCAAAAAACTGGCGAGGTTCAGGAAATAACAATGACTGTCGATCTTCCGATGCAGGGAAAAAAAGCTCCTCAGCATGTTCTTGATACGCTTGATATCGAAAGAAAAAGAATAGAAAAGGAACAACATAGCATAAGAGGAAGCAGAGTAGAAGCTGCTGATGTAGCACCAGGTGATAATATCTACGGCGGTGAAGGTAGAAATCTTTTCATAGATAGCGAGTATATAGTTACCGGTATTACCAATCTGGATGGTGTTGATTTTATTATAGGTCTTCCTGCTTCTAAGAAAAAAGAAGCTTTTGCAACACCAGAGTCGGTTGCTTATTTTTCTACATTTATCGAGCCCAGACAAATAGAAGAAGTATTTTATTCTTAATACAAAACACATAAATTAAAACCCTCAATTAAACATTGAGGGTTTTTTATTGAAATTAATTTTCGAAAGAGCATATAATAATAAACATAAAAATTAAATATGGATAATAAGAAGGTCAATAAAACCATAGAGGTACTTACCGATTTCGAGCACATCATAAAAAGACCAACGATGTATGTTGGATCAGTAAAGAAGAGCGAGGAGACGTTGCCAATAATCGGCGATGGCTTCATTAAGGCGGTGAATAAGGAACATTCTATAGGTATGTATAAATTGTTCGATGAGGTGTTTGCAAATTCAGTAGACGAAGCGAAAAGGATGTCTACGTCGATGAAGACCATAATAGTTGAGGTTGATAGTAAGGAAAATCTTGTTTCTATAACAGATACAGGTGACGGATTCACTAACGGATCAACCATAAACAAGAAGAGTAAGCTTACTAATATCGAGACCGCGGTATCCATGCTTAGGGCCGGATCTAATTTCGACAATGATGATATAGCTGAATCTATAGTTGGTACAAACGGTATGGGTGTTTCTTTAGTTAATGCACTTTCAAACAAGTTTGAGATCGAAACTACAAATCCATCTGAGACTTATTTACAAACATGGATTTCCTTTAAGTCCAATAAACCAACAATAACTACAAAGAAGAAGGGAACAAAAACTGGGACTAGGGTTTCATTCATACCAAATTCATCCGTCTTTGACAATTCTAAATGGGATTATTCAACAATAATATCATATCTTTGTTTAAAAAAGAGAGTTCTTGAAACCGAGGAAAAAACTGCATCCCTTAAGATAGAATTTATATGGAACGGTAAGAGTGAAACCATACAATCTGGGCTTAATCCTGATTGGTCAGCAAAAGCAAACATTGGTGAAATACTAATATGGGAGAAAAGACCGGAATCTGGGACTTTCTCTTTTGTTAATAGTGCCCTTTGTACAGGGATACATCAGAAAATTATACAGGATAAAATAAACATAGAGCTTGATGATACATTGGGACATCACTTTTATGATACTCTTATTATTCTAAATATGTCACCTAGTATAGTTAGATTTGGTGATCAGAATAAAACTAAATTTGTTTCCAAGAGGGAGGAAGTCGAGCCTACTATAATGAGACATTTTGATTCCGTCCTCAATAAATTCTTTAAGAGTGATGTTTATAAAAAAATTAAGAAGTCAGTAGATGACAGAAGAAAAGAGTCGGAATTAAAGAAAATAAGGAAGGAGAAGAAAGGAATTAGAATAAAGAATTCTAATAAATATTTTCCACCAACAGCCATGAGAGCAGAGAATCTATTTATAGTTGAGGGATTAAGCGCGATGGGATCTATATTACAGAAGAGAGATCCTAAAAAAGATGGTGTTTATGCACTGAAGGGAAAAATTAAGAATGCAAGGAGCCTTTCTGATCTCTCTGATAATAGAGAGATATTAGAACTTATGCAAATATTAAATCTTGATCCGGAGGGACAGAATTTAACATGCCCTTTTGAGAAAGTTGTTATTGCTACTGATCAGGATCCCGACGGAGCACATATCACATCATTGTTAATAAATCTTTTTTATACGTGGTTCCCTTGGATGATAAAGCAGAATAGAATACATTTTCTTGATACACCTCTAGTTACAGTGGGTGATAGAGTTAAAAAATATTACTATTCCATGGATGAATTTAAGAAAGCTAAAGGTGACAAAAATAATGTTAGATATCTTAAGGGTCTCGGTTCATTATCATTGGAAGACTGGGATCACGTTATGTCTAATAGGAGAGTAACAGTACTTCGTGAAGATCCTGGAACTAAAAAGCATTTAGAGATGGCATTTGGTAAATTGGCAAGTGAGAGAAAAAAATGGCTAAGCTCGATGTAATTATTTTTTAATCCCGAATAAATATTTTATATTTGCATAAAAAATAACATGGATAGAAAATTAGGTTACTGCTGCATCAACATGACTCTTTCGGAGAGTAAGAATAAGGTCACCACAAATAGGGGAATGGTTAAGAAAACATTTCTTGAGCGAGGGCTTGATTATGTTTCCGAACTTTCTTTACAAAATGTTAAGGATCTTAAAACAATACTAGAATGGAACGAGTCTAATTCGATAAAGATGTATCGGATGTCCAGTGATATTTTTCCTTGGTGCTCCGAGTATGAAATATCTGATCTTAATGATTATGTAGAGATATGCGAGATACTTAAGGAGTGTGGAGATTTTGCTAAATCTGTTGATCAGAGAATAACATTTCACCCTTCCCCATATGGAGTTCTTGCATCGGAGAGACCCGATGTTGTCGTTAAGGCAATAAAGGAATTATCACAGCACGGAGAGATAATGGATATGATGGGATTGGACAGATCTGTTTATTATCCAATAAATATACACATCAACACGACAAAACCTGATAAAGAAACCGCAGCAAATAGATTCTGTGAAAATTTCTCTTTGTTGCCCGAATCTGTTAAGAGTAGATTAGTTGTAGAGGTTGATGATAAAAAATCACAATATACCTCACTTGATCTATATTCCATGGTTTATCAAAAAATCGGTATACCTGTCACTTTCGATTATCTTCACAATGAATGCAATCCACCAGATCTTGACGAAAGAAAATCCCTAGTCGTTTGTTTATCTACATGGCCCAACGGTATACCTGCAATAACCCATTATTCAGATTCCAAGAAAATGTTCGAGGATTCATCTGCAAAAGAGGTTGCTCATTCTGATTGGATTTGGCGAGGACCCGAAACTTATGACCTTTTGTTCGATATAGAATTTGAGGTAAAAATGAAAGAAAAAGCACTATTGAAATACATAGATGAAAAAAATAATAAATTATATGAATAAAGATATAATAGAAGAATTTGAGAATTCGCTATCAGATAACATAAAAAACCCGGATATAAAATATAGCCTGGATAAGCTTATAGATGGGGAAGTTAAATATGGGTATTTGGTTGAAAATTTCGGGAAGGATAAAGTTGATGCATTAGTATCAGATTTCTTATTTTTAGCAGATTTTGATTTCTTCACCACAATAAAAGAAAAATTACAGGAAGAAAAAAATGATTAGTCTCAATGGATCTGGAATGAGCGGATTTCCAACACACCCACAGCATAGCATATTAAAAAAACATATTGAAAGATGCATACAGGACATATTTCTTAATTCATTAAGGGAAAGAGCTGATGATCTCGTATATGTTTTTGATAATGATGAACAGATAGATTTGTTTATAAATAGAATGCTAAAATATTGGGAAGGTGTAGAAAAATATGAAACCTGCATGGAAATAAAAAATCTTTCCTCCCCACTTAGAGACAAATGGAGAACTCGAGGAGTTATTGATCCAGGAGAGGCCTCAATAAAGATAAAGGATATTTTTAAATCAACTTTGAATAATGGGGGATCACTATAAAACTCTAGGTGTATCAAAAAATGCAACACCGGAAGAGATAAAGAAAGCATATAGAAAATTAGCTGTCCAATATCATCCGGATAAGACAGGGAATGATCCGATTCTGGAGGGGAAATTCAAGGAGATAAACGAGGCATACGAGACACTTTCGGATCAGAAGAAGAGAGAAAAATACGATAACCCAAATCCATTTGGTGGAAGCTTTAACTGGGGAGGAACAAACCAGAGCAATCCGTTTCAGAACTCAGATTTCGGTAATTTTTGGGGTCAGGGTAGAGCTAATAATAATATGAACAGTCAAACCCTCAGAAAGGGTAATAATATAAATGTTTATGTTACTATTACTCTGGAGGAGATGATGACTGGAGTAACAAAAAAAGTTAAAGTAAATAGAGCAGCACAATGTATCGATTGTAATGGGTCAGGTGCGGAATTTGGACACTCTAAGGATTGCGACGAATGTCATGGTCTTGGTAAAAAAACCAGGACAGTAAGGCATGCTTTTGGTGACATGTCTGTTGTGGAGGATTGCTTTAAATGTACAGGTAGTGGAAAAATTGCTGAGGCCAAATGTCCGGTTTGTTATGGAAATGGAACCATCAGAAGAGATGAAGAAATAGATATAAATATACCGAAGGGATCTATATCCGGTGTTTCATATATGGTTATGAGCAAAGGGGACTGGGTTAAATCCCCATGCAACCCTGGAGATCTTATAGTCAATATTAATGAATATGTTCATTCCACGTATACTAGAGATGGTAATAATCTAGCTCATGAGGCAAATATATCATTCAAAGATGCTTGTTTAGGAACAGAAATAGAACTAACAAATTTGAAGGGATCGGCATACAGAATAAAGATACCTGCAGGAACTTCAGCTGGTAAGATATTCAGATTACCAGGTAAGGGAATACCAGAATTTAATGGATTTGGAAACGGAGACATATTAGTTAAAGCTAATATAAAAATACCAACTGAATTAACAGAAGAGCAAATAAATGCTCTCGAATACTTTTCATAATGAATATACTTTTAATAATATTTGTCGGATGGTGTATAACATCAACTATCGTAAATTCCGACATTTTAGATCCTATCAGAAACTATCTATTAGTAAAAACACCGAAGCTATCTAAGTTAATGACATGCGTTAGGTGTCTTGGCTTCTGGGTTGGTCTTTTAATTTTTGGTGTCATAAACTATAATGGTAATCTTAATCAATTTTTTGGACTCCCTTTATGGGTTAATTATTTTATATTTCCGTTTGTTCAAAGTTCAGGTGGTGTTATAATCGAATCATTTGTAGTGTTTCTTCATAGTAGAAATACTGTTATTTTAAACAATAATAAAGATTCACAATAATATCAAAAACTTAAGAAACAATATCAAAAATGAACATAAAATAATAAAATACTTACATGAACAAGCATTTAACCATCACGGATCAGATAAACACGCAGTATAGGTCCTATGCTCTTTATGTTTTACAGAGCAGAGGTATACCCAACTTTTATGATTCGCTAACACCAGTACAGAGACTGATATTAGAGAATTCTCCAAGCAGATTCAGTAAGACCGTTGGTCTTGTTGGTGAGGTGATAAAAACTGGCTTATATCATCATGGCGATTCATCCCTTGCAGGAGCTATTTCTAAATTGGCAAGACCGTTCGGATGTTCATATGGAATACTCGAGGGTGATGGATTTTTTGGATCACCTGTTAACCCGTCACCATCAGCACCTAGATATACCGCAGTTAAGATAAACCAAAAAATCCGTGACATCATAACCAAAAATTCTGATCTTAACGAGAAGAATGAAGAGGGTGGACATAATTGGATCCACGTTGAAGTCCCTGTTGGTTTACTTACACATATAGTTGGTATAGCTGTTGGATACAGAAGTAATATACTTCCTAGAAAGTTCGAGGACGTTGTTGAATATCTACAGGGCTCTACGAAGCTTTTAAAGCCATATTTTAAGGACTTTAGTGGAAAGATAAGCAAATATATGAATGAGGATAATTCATGGCTTTTAGAGAGCGGTTTAGAGGTAGATTCAAACAGAAAAATAATAAGAATATTCGACCTCCCTCCAGTGATGAGATATGATAGCTTTATTAATAAGCTGGAGTCTAAATTGGAGAAATCTGGGTATGATTATAGGATAGAGAATAAATCACAAAGTAAATGTGAATTAGCTGTTCAGATAAAAGGTAACGTAACACCGGAAGCATTTATTTATATTGCTGATCATATTTCTAAACTTACTAAGATCATCGTTAAAGAAGATGTTATATTCGTGAGGGATGGCAACGTTATGGAATTTGGATCTGTTAGAGAATATCTAGATCATTTCAAGCAACATTTAGAATTAGTAAAGCTTAAAAGACTAGTTAGAGACAATGATGATAATTTAAAAGAACTAGCATTTCTGGAAGCTAAATTATTATTTCTTAATTTTATGATAGAGAAAAAGAGAAAGAATGATGAGATTATCAAATTTCTTTCAGACTTTCCAAGCTGGATATCCTCGAGATTACAAAGAATAGAGATAGTTAAGCTCTCCCCTGAATATATCAAGGAAACCAAAGATGGTATTGACTCTATAAAAAAAGAGATAGAAAAAGTTAAGAAGGCCATATCTATACAGGAGAAGATCTATAATAAAGCATCGATTGAGGTTGAGAAATTAGGAGACAGCGCATCGAAGAAAATACAAAATAGTTTATTTGAAACACAGCATGATGACGGAATAGAGATATTTCAGGTTGGTGACGAGGAATTTGAGGAAACAAAAGAGGAAGAAAATGAAGAATTTTAATAATTAAATATTTTAATAATGAGGTTAAGAATAACAAGCATACCTAATTTAATTGTCTTTTTGAAAAGACTAAAAGCAGTCGAGAAGAGTGTAATACTAGAAATAACTAGCGATCGTATTTTCTGTAAGGTTCATACGCCAGATAAGGCTACTATGAAATATTCAAGTGTTGAATTGGATAAAGTTTTTGAAACTGATTTCGATTGGAATTCAATAAAGCATGATCGTGTTAAGATTGGATTGAATGACGTTACTAGATTAATGGAGGCTTTCAAACACTTTAGACCTGAGGAGGAAGTTAATTTGGAGCTTGATGTTGCAAATGTTGATGATTCCAGCGTTTCTACTGAATTAAGATTGGTTTCTCCTTCATTGACAATTAGATTAAGATGCTCAGATCTTACTATGCTTTCTTATGTTGAGGATAAAATATTATCGATGGTTCATTCCAAAGAAGATTGCTTGGTTAATTTTAAAATGTATCAGTCTGATTTCACTACAATAGCTTCTCTTTGTGGGATGGAAAGCGATAATCAGGAAATACTTTGTTTTGAAATTGAGGAGAAAACTGCTCATGCGGTAGGTAATTCTTTTAATTATAAACTGAATATAGGATCAAGTGAAATTATACTTGATGATAGCGAGAAAGAAATTGCTAATATCTATAAGAGTCAGTTAGGTTATATGGAATCTGAGTCTTGCGACGTTTATGTACATGATAATAGACTAGTTCTATTTTCTGAGCAGTCAGCAACATCAATAGCAATAGGGCTAGTTGAAAAATAGTAATTAAATATAAGTATGACTCAGGAAGAAATTAAAGAGATTGAAGAAAAAATAGAGAGGCTCACCGCTCTTAAGAATGAATATAAGAATGAGGAGCAAGCGGTAAAGTTAACAATGAACTCCATCTACGGAGCGATTGGTAACAACTATTTTGTTTGCTTCAACCCAGATGTTGCTGAAGCAGTAACACTGCAGGGTCAGGATCTTATTAAATATTCCGAGAAGATATTACATAAGTATTTTCATGAACATTGGCATCTAGACACGGAGCTTCACGAGAAGCTAGGATTGGAACACGTTAAAAGAGTGACTAATCCATTGGTTGTTTATGGTGATACAGATTCTAATTATGTTACTTTCCAGGAAGTTGTTGACTCGTGTGATTATGCGGGAGATGCCAAGGATCTTATCATAAAAATAAATGAATATAGATTAAATGATTATCTTAGAAAATGCTTTGATATCTATTCGAAAAAATGGGGAACTGAAAACTATCAGGATTTTGAGCTAGAGACTCTTGCTATAAATGCTATATTTTTAGGTAAGAAAAAATACGTAGCAAATCTTGTTTATGATTCAGGACTACATATGGAACCTCTGTCCCAACTTAAATTTACCGGCGTTGAGATGATAAAGGGTGGAACCCCTCCTTTTGTTAGAGAAAAATTGGTATATTTAACGAAGCTTATTTTTACTAAAGGTAGAGCCTTCGATATAAGGGAATTTGTTAAGGAATTAAAATCGATAAAGAGAGAATTCAAATTACAGGAACCACAAAACATATCTGCATCAATAAATATTAATAATTATGATAAGATATTAAATGATACTACTGGATTTGAAGTTGCTAAGGCATGTCCTATACACGTTAGAGCATCTGGTTATCATAACTACCTTTTAAATAATTCAACGTATAAAACAAAATACTCTCTCATTAGAGCAGGTGACAAGGTAAATCTATATTTTGTTAAAACTAAAAATCTTAACGATAGTAACATCTTTGCTTACCCCCAGGGGACATTTCCATATGAATTTGCTCCCCCTCTGGACTATGATGAGCAATTCACGAAAACAATTCTTGATCCGATAAATAGGTTCATTGAGGTAATGGGATATAATCAGATAAGTCCAAATCTATTTATGGTTAACGCTTTATTTTAATATGAATTCATTTTTTGATAACCTTGATTCTGAGGATTTTGCTGATTATGCTATCCTTCTGATAGAAGAAGCCGATTATATAATTAATAATCGGATAGAATATCTTAGGGATAGAACAATGTCAGAGGATGAAAAAATCGACAGAATCAGGGAGCTCATGGATTTTTTCATTCTAGAGGATCATATGGTAATATACGATGACCTTTGGAATATAATGAATATGATACTTCTCAAAAAATATATAGAATGCAGCGCATCTGATCTTATATAATTGTATTATCATTGGGATATATACATAATAAAATAATCGAGAATGATGATATCAAACAATGTGCTGGACTTTTCTTCCTTCCTTAATGAAGCTAAAACCGAAACAACAAAGGTTGTGGTTCTTACCGGCAACGTTACAGGAAGTAAAACTTCAGAATCATTCACAAAGGAATGTAAAAAAAGAGGTATTAAATGCTATATAGTAGATGTAAATGATGTTGTTCTTGAGAAAGTATATAATGGGCATTTACTTAAGACTGGCAAGGAAAAAATATTAATAGATCCAAATTCCACCGTTATAATACCAAGAAGAGGTGTGCTAGAAAATTCACACACTAGGCAAATTCTTTTAAACCTGGAAGCCGCCAGATATTTTACTGTTAATACTATAGCTTCTATGGAAGCTTGTGAGAACAAATTTATAACATCTCAAATAATGGAAGCTAATGATCTTCCTGTTCCTAAATCTGCATTAGTACCTGATGAAAATTCACTGGATAAGGCATTAGAAGCTGTAGGTGGGAAATTTCCCGTTATAATGAAGCTTCTTTCCGGAACACAGGGAATCGGCGTTTCTATAATAGATTCATATGCATCTCTTAAATCTGTTTATCAAACAATAAGAAAACTTGATTCAACTAACGAGATATTAATCCAGGAAAAAATTGATTCCAATTACGATCTTAGAATACAGGTGATTATCAAAAAATTCAATCCTGATCCAAGAGAAGTTGCCAAGAATAATTCATTTATACTTGGAACTATGAAAAGAGGAGCTGTTAAAAAGGATTTTAGAACTAACTACTCACTGGGTGGAACCGTAAATAAATTTAAGATAACTAAGGAGCTTTCCGACATAGCAATAAAAGCAGCTAATGCTGTTGGATGTCACTGGTGTGGAGTTGATATAATGATAGATGCAAAAACTAAAAAGCCCTATATACTGGAAGTTAATTCGTCTCCGGGAACGGAAGGAATATCAAAAGCAATAGGTAAACCCATTGTTGATGATGTTATTGATTATATATTGGATAAAAATAGCTGGAGCTATTCTAATATGGAAGTTGGATATCTGGAAACATTAAGCATACCTAAAATTGGTGACATTATATCAAAATTTGACACTGGTAATGGATCTAAATCTTGTACATTACATGCAGATAAAGTTGAGGAAAAAGGCGGAAAGGTTCACTGGACGCTAGGAGGTAAGAAGTTTATAAATCCAATAGTGGGTCATTCTGAGGCTGAAATTGGAACCAAAAAGCATAAAAGACCTATCATAGAACTTGATGTTGAATTTAATGGTGTTTTGGTACCAAAGGTAAAGATTTCTCCTGATGATAGAACAGATAAGAGCACACCATTTTTAGTAAATCGTGAATTTATGAGAAGAGTTGGATTATCTGTTAATGCAGATCAAGCTTTTGTAGTAACTAAAAATCCGGAAGATAAATTTAGCTTAAAAAATGCAAAGGGTAATCCTCATGCAGGAATAAAATTTAAAAAATAAAAATAAATAAATAGAATGGAAAATTTGAAAGAATTCGGTAAAGTTAGCTCTAAGCTAATTGAATCTGAAGAAAATGCAGAAAAAGACGAGAAAATACAGGTTTTACTTTCTGGTGAAGATTTAAGTGATCTAACAAGAAAGATAGCGAAAAAAGCTTTATCTAAAGGTGAAGCTCCTGAATCTGTATCTCATTATGTTAGATCACTAATTAGAAGAGATCTTGGTAAAACTACTAAGGATTAATTCTTAGTAAAGAAATCAGTATATGATAAAACCCTGCGATCATTAGATTGTGGGGTTTCTTCTTGATCATCGGATTCTATTTCTGAGTCAGCTGGCTCTGATAGATTTTCATCATCATCCTCATCTTCGTCGTCCTCCGTGTCATCATCATCCTCATATTCCTCATCCGGATTTTCAACTTCATCATCATCCTCATATTCCTCATCTGGATTTTCAATTTCCTCAGAATCTTCGTAGTCTGAGTTATCCTCATCCTCATCATATTCTGAATCACTCTCTTGGTCATAGTCATCATCATAACCTTCTGATTCTTGTTCTTGATTAGTAAGATACGAATCGTCATTGATAAACTCGTCTTCTTCTTTTAAATGTTTCATAGATTTAATTTTTATAATTAGAATATATATATCTACGATAAAAAAAATGCAATTATTATGTCTATTATATTGGAATTCTCCGAGTTTATTGAAGATGATCTTAGTGTGGAAGAAATGAATCAAATCAAGGATTGGGTTAAAAAATATGAAAAATATTTTAATTTTCATAACGGTGATAACTTTGAATCCTCGATTGATCAACTTTCCTCCGATGTTATGGAGCAAACAGGAATAGATAAATCTAAAACAAATTCTGTTATTAAATATCTTGAGGAATTATATCTATTGGGTGATGGCTTATCCGTTGTTATGGCTCCTGATGCACAATTCCAATCTAGAGACATTGATCAATTAACAAGATTTTGGTAAAATTTTCATAAATAATTTTTTTAATCCGCATGATATTCATATATTTGCGACATAATTAAAGACAAATGAAACCCACTAAAGCAATATACGTTGATTGGCACATGCCTAAAAGGGATGCTGGAAAAATGGTTCCTGAGAAGAGACCATGGGAGATTGCTATGATTATACGATCAACACATTTTGCAAGAAAATATAACGATCTATCCCCGATTCTCTATTGCGACCCTGATACATATTCGTATTATGATGAGATTGGATTATTAAAGCATTTTGATGAGGTTAAACCAATACTTCCGACTAATGCAAATTTTGACACATCCATATTTTGGGCGGCCGGAAAATTTTATGCTATATTGGACTGCGAGGAACCTTTCATTCTAATAGATCTTGATGCGGAAGTTAGATTTAAAATAGATTTTGGTGATTGTGATGTTTATTGTACTCATCTGGAGAAAGCTATTGCTGATGATCTTAAATTCTATCCAAACCCTGAATATCTAGACCGGGAAAATTATATAGCAAATAATTTTAATATAACATGGAGCGACCAAGCGTGTAACACCTGTTTACTTGCTTTTAATGACATTGATTTTGCTAAGGAATATGCAAGTATGGCTTTAAAATTTATTGATGATTTATACGAGCTTAATCCTTCATTTAGTAATGTATCATATATTGTTCTAATAGAGCAAAGGTTTCTTTATGATCTGGCGAAGAGCAGAGGAAAGAGTATAAATTGTTTAATTAGCGGGAATTATATTCCGACTAATCATTCCTTAGATCTTCCATCATTCGAAGATTCTAATGTTGATACAATTGCGGATATGGGATTCTTTCATGTATGGGGATTTAAAAATGATATTAAGAGGAGTCAGGATGTTGAAGATTCATTCCTTGGCGATTTGGTAACAGGTGTGGATGATATTCATGATGATATAATTAACTCAATTTCTATGAATCATAAATTATATATAGATAAATAATTTATCGGTTTTGGAAAACTCGGGAAATAATGATGATTTACTAGAGGAGGCTAAAAAATTAGCTGCTGAACTCAACATTACGTTAACTGAGATAATGTTAACACCAAGATTATTAAATCTTATAAATAAAATTATACAAGAAAAACGAAACAAATCATAAGATTGTTTCTTTAATAATAAACAAGGGCCAACATGGTATTGATTGGCAGAGTTCGTTCTTTGAGATGCAGGCAGAGTTAGTATTGGAAACTCTTAAATAACCTATACAAAGCTTTAAACGGCAAAAACAATGTTTGGGATGCTATCAACGCGTTTGGTGCTCCCGCAGCTAAGGCTGAGTACGCAGTAGCGGCTTAACCGACCTGGTCTCACTTACCAAGGAAAGTAAATGTGAAAAATCCGGGTGGCTCCCTCAAGACTTTGGTCGTCGTCAAGGCGTACCTTGAGCATCCAGATCCTGGAGATCTATACAGGGGGCGAAAGAAAAATCCTTAGTGCCAGGATAAATAATATCACTGAGTTGGTTGATTGTTCGGAACTCTGTTAACTGAACAATATATTTCGCTTTGTTAGAAAATGAAGCTAAGCCTGTGAATGAGTCCTTTGGCTATCTGAACAAGACGAGGGTTCGAATCCCTCTTGGTCCACGCGGAGTTTTTATGCATTTCTGATGCATAAAAACATTATAAATTATATGTCGATAGATGATAGACAATAGAAAATATCATTATATTTACAAAACTGTAAATATCATAAATTCTAATTTTTATATAGGTTTGCATTCAACCAATAATATTAATGATGGATATATGGGATCTGGAGATAGAATAAGAAGCTCTATCAGACATTACGGAAAGGATAACCATACCTTCGAAATATTGGAATTTTTAGATTCTAGAGATCTTCTTTTAAGTAGAGAGAGGGAGATAGTAAATAGAGATTTATTAAAAAATCCATTATGTTTGAATATTATGGAGGGAGGTTATGGATTTCTTGACGAGGAGCACATGAAAAAAGTTAGCAAAGCTGGTAATGATGCTTTCAGAGAGAAATTAAAGGATCCTAATTACATGGAGGACTTTTTATTAAAATGTGATTCCAAGGGAAAGGCAGAAAATATGCACAGAATCCACATCGAAAGAGGATTCGATTTTGGTACATTTAGAAATAAAAAGCATACAACTGAAACTATTTCTAAAATGAAGGAATCAAAATCCGGAAAGGGATTAGGAAATGAAAACTCACAGTTTGGTACATGTTGGATTAATAGTGTTGAAATTGGTGATAAAAAAATTAGAAAAGAAGATCTTGAATTCTATTTGGAATCAGGATGGAAAAAAGGAAGAATTAAAAAATTAACTAAATTAAATTAAAATGGAAATCGCAATTATCTTAATGTTTGTAATAATCTTTGCTCTATTTATTACAGGAATGTTAATAAATAGAAAAGAAAGAATAAAGGAAAGAGACGAAATGTTTTATGAAGGCGAAGTAAAATTTGGAGAAAATCCAGATGGATCTAAGGTAGCACCTTCAAATTCGATTGATGTGGTAGATGAACTTAGTAAAACGTTAACCAATGAATTAGAAAAGGTTACTAAAACAAGGAAGAAAAAACCAGCTAAGAAAAAGAAACCAGAATTTCCAATAGAACCAGCTATTATTAAGCCTAAAGCCAAAAGAGGCAGAAAGCCGAAGAATAAGGATAAAAAGGGTGGTGATGACATGTTATTGAGCTAATATTTACCATTAGAAATATAGATAATTACAAAAAGACCCAATGGGTCTTTTTTTATATAATTAAAGAGTGAAAGTAAATCAATAAATTTAATAAATGATGGATGCATTTTTGGAAAAAATGAACGGTGAATGGTTAGATGATTTTGTTTATATAGCAAAACAGCCACTAATCGATATGGGATATAATATAGTTCCTTACGATGGGGATGATCTTGAGCATACACTAGTTATGAGAAACCCGGATCCAAACACTGATATATGTGTAGGTTCTGTACAGGGTACCGAAAAATTCTTTGAAGCATGTGGTGTGAATATACCTAAATATATTGGATACCCTGAGCAGCTTATGAAATATATGGGAAGAAAAATAGAAACGATGGCATTTAGCGATCTTGGAACAGATTTTCCATATTTTGTTAAGCCTGCAAACGAGGTTAAGATGTTTACTGGTGATGTTGTTTCTAATCCTAAGCATCTTGAATATCTTGTGATGTTTGATAAATGTCAGCCAGATACACAGGTAATAAAATCGGAGGTGATTGATTTTCTGTCCGAATATAGAGTTTTTGTTAGTCAGGGTAAAATATATGACGTTAAGCATTATAAAGGAACATGGAAGGAACACATCAGCTGGTCTGTGGTTGAGGATATGGTTAAAGATTACAGTGGATGTCCTTCTGCATATACATTGGATGTTGGTATCGACTCTAATGGTCTAACCAGGCTTGTAGAGGTTAACGATATGTGGGCTATCGGCTCATACGGAATGGATGGTAGGGATTACGCGCTATTATGTGCGAGAAGAATGAAGGAGATATTAAAAAATCAAAAATAATTTTTTTATCTCGTAATATTGTGATATATTTGCATAACTAAAATATAAAAAGATGAGCTTTAGACACGTTAAAAAGAGAATAAGTTTGATCCTTCCGAAGTTTGGTAGAACCGTTAAGCGGGATATACTTTATATTACTCCTAAGATGAACAGGGAGGAGAGGGAGATAACATCAATTATTAGAAATCTTCTGGAAAATCCTGAAAATAAGGTTGTATATTCTGTCAATAGCAAATCTATAAGAATTCAGACGAAAGACAAAAAATATGTGATTGCTCTGACGAATAGTCAGGTAAGGATAAATTTTGTCAATGTTACAATAAACGAAAGAATAGGTAACAGGCTTTTCAAAAGCGTGATTGCTAGGATAGAGGACGAGATAGAGGCAATGGATAATGATGTTGTATCGGATCATAAGGAATTCCTAAGTAATATGAATGGGATATTTTTGAGAAGCAATGCAGAATTTGCTAAGAGATCCTCTCTGGTTAAGAAAGCTTCATCCAAGAATATAGAAACAACATTATCCAGAATTTTACATGATTCTGTGAATGAGCGATAGCAGGTATGACGACTATGGAACGTTTGATGAACTGAAGCGCGTATCAGCATTAATCAGGAAGGGAATGTTTGACTATATCAACGGCAAAAAAACCAAACCTGAATTTCTTAGATTGTATTACGAATATGAGGGATTTTTATTGGAACACGGATATGTTGAAATAGATGATCAATATTTTGAAATGGATTTACCCGAAGCTGAGAAATTCATATATGATCCATTTCAAAATGAAGAATTAGTTTGGAAAAATATAAAAAAATAAATTAAAAATATGTTGAAGGTCACATTAATATCGGACACTCATTGTAAACATCATCAAATAACAGAAGATCTCCCTGGTGGGGATCTTCTTCTTTTTGCTGGTGATATAATGGGTACGGGGTATAAAAAGGAAGAATTACACGATTTCTGTAAATGGTTCAATTCTTTAGATCAGTATGAAACCAAAATATTTATAGCTGGTAATCATGATCGTATATTCGAGAATTTTCCTCTAGAAGCAAATATGATAGTTAATGAATACCCAAATATTACTTATTTGCAGGACGAGAGCGATTCTCATTTCATAAACGGTAGCCAGGACAATTTCGTTAGTATTTATGGTTCACCATGGCAACCCTGGTTCTATAGCTGGGCTTTTAATCTACCTAAGAATGGACCAGGACTTATGTCCAAATGGGAAGCTATACCAGAGCTTACCGATATTCTAATAACACATGGACCAGCCTTTGGATATCTGGATACCGTTGAGGGAAGAAGACACGAGAACCTAGGATGCGAATTATTAATCGAAAGAATAAAGGAAATAAAACCAAAGATCCATATATGTGGTCATATACACACCGGATATGGATATGTTTTTGATGGTGATACCCACTTCTTTAATGCTTCTGTTCTTAATGAAGATTATAACTATGCACACAAGCCTTTTGTGTTTGAATGGGATCCTGCCACGAATGAGATATTTTTTCCTGAATAATTTTAATATTGTCGAAATTTATTGATGTTTCTATCATATAAAAATACAAACATTATAAATGAAAACCTTCTCTAAACCTTCCGAAGCAATAAAATGGACAAAGGAAAGACTATCCAATTATGGATATGTTGTTAAAACTGAAAAATGGCAGGGAATAGAATCCCCCGATGATATGTGGGAAACCATGAATCATTCATTCCAGTTTTTCATTCCTGAAACTTTAGAAGAGCTTAAGAAGGAGGTTAGACCAAATCTTCCTTGGGCTGATGATCACTTCCAGGAGAGAGTCAGCGGACTACCTCTGAATCCACCTCCATCCCATGAATGGTGGCCATTTGCTCAAAAGAACAATGAGCAGTTTGGTGGACATGAGAAATTCTCACACACATATCCCGAAAGAATTTGGCCTAAAACCGCAACGCTTGACCCTGATAGCGGGGATCCTGAATATAGAACATTAAAGGGGATTAGGTTTGAATATGGGGATTTTGGCGATGTTATAGATCTAATGGAAAGAGAACCTTTTACTAGACAAGCATTTTTACCTATATGGTTTCCTGAAGACACGGGTACAGTTCACGGCGAGAGAGTTCCATGCACGATAGGATATCATTTTATGAGAAGAGGTGATAATATCCATATTGTTTATTATATTAGATCCTGTGACTATATAAGACACTTCAGGGATGATGTTTATATGGCATGTAGAAAACTTATGTATGTACTTGATATGCTTAAGTTAAGAGATTATGAAAGATGGAAGGACGTTAAACCCGGATATTTTGCGATGCATATAGTTTCCCTGCATTGTTTCAATAGTGAAAAAGGAATACTAAAACAATCAAAATTATAATAATGGAAAAACCAATAATATTAGGCCCGGATTTTAAAAAGATTAACGAACCATCAGAAAGTATAAAGAAGCATTATGCCAAAATGTACGAGAGAAATCAGAATAAGTTTATAAGAAGATCTAAGCTTGAGCAGTCACATCTGGATAGTGAATTTATATACGAGGACCTAACTCTCAGATTAATAGGATCAGCGGATAGTGACAGAATGGTTGTTGTTAACGAATCTGATAATACCTACTACTTAATACATTCCGATATACCAACAAATGCAATATTAAACAAAGAGTAAAGTTTTGTTAGAATACTATATAAAAACAATTGACCCAAGATCACATATAGGAGTATGTGAAATAATTTCCCTAATGGGGATAGAAATTCTTGAGGACGGTTTCGGAGGTCCCGATGATGATTATTATGGTATTTTTAAACTTATTTCAGATACTGAGGGATTCGATGTCTTCGTAGAGCTCCCCGATATCGTAATAGATTTCCCCACAAATAAGGTTATTAGATAAAAATCCCTTGTGTTACTTGGATATATAAGTCAAATAAATTTTTGGTGTATTGGGCGATAAACCAAATAAACTATGGACGAAAAAGAAATAACACAAGCTTTTCTGATGAAGGAAATATTAGGTGAGATCAAAGATCTCAAATCTAGTATGCCTAACGGGGAAATAAAGATTCTTCAAACGAGTATGGATGATCTAAAAAGAGAACAAAAATCCATCAAGGACGATATGTCTGACATAAAGAAGAAATTATTAGATCCCGATGATGGTGTAATAGTAAAGGTAAACGAGAATACCAGATTTAGGATGCAAGAGCAGGATCGCTATGACGATTACATGCAATTTACTATAGATATTCAGGAAATGAAAACCTGGAAAAAAGGAGTAAACCAAGCACTATGGATTCTTTTTGGTGCACTAATAGCTGTAGCTGCTAAAGTAATATTTGGAGTGGGGGGATAAAATCATGGATATAGATTCTAGTACTTTTAGAGATTTTATAGATATAAAGGATAAAAGTGGTATGTATCTTGGTGATCTTTTCTACGAGAAGGTAAAATCTGCAATAATGAAGGATAGAGATCTAGCCTCGCTTTTTACTTCAGTCGACAATGACCCAAATAATCCGGGTACTTCCCAAATATTCATGTGTAGCATATATAGTGAAAAATTCCCAATTTTTCTACAAGAATATTTAAGATGGTGCGAGACCAGAGAGGAGTATGAGAAATGCTCCGATATAATGAATCTAGATATATTATGAAAAGTTCAGATATATTGATATACGAGACATCCCTTAAATTATATTCTGATATAATGAGCACCCATGGAAAGAATAAAACAATCACTGAAATAAGGGAATGTATGGAAACTTTTGAAAGACTTGAAGATTATGATAAGTGCAAAGATCTTTTAAATCTTATGAAAATAGAATTTAATAATAGTGATGACAATAAACAATAGAGAAAATCAGAGATATGTTTTCGAGAGCGCATTTAACAGCATGCTTAAATATGGGAAGAAGAGCATGATGTCTAGAAAAATATTATCCAGAAGGGATGAGATAGAATCATCAATGCTAAAATATTATGAATCTACCGAGGAATTTGAGAAGTGTAAATATATTCTTGACTTCTTTAAGGACCTGGAGGAAACGCTCCGAGAGAGTCCGGAAACTATGAATATCGAGAATTTATAGTAAATATACCACAAAAAGACAAAGGTTTCAGAAAAATACTGAAACCTTTGTTTTGTTAATAGATATAAATATCATTAAACATCAAAAATCAATTAATGAAATTTTCAGATCTAACTACAGAACAGATTACAACAATTTCCGATGTTTATTGGGATAGAAATTTAGCTTGGGACGATAGAATGTTGAAGCTTAAGAACTATCTTGGTAAATCTGAGAGAACTGTTCAGGCTTGGGCTTCTAAGCTAGGAATAACAGAGAAAGCTCTACAGGAATCCCCACAATTTATAAAAGCAAAAGAAAGAAAATTCAATAAGAAGAAGAAAAGATTCATTATAACATGGGCTCAGAATGATACACCTGTACATGAAACCTTTGTTGAAAATATGGAAGCTTATGCGGATTTTCTGAATGCTGACATTCATATAATAGCTGGAAGGTATAAAAATCCAACCTCCGTATTTACAGATAGAAATTATGACACCTGGTCTGAACGAATAGAAAAGTATTTAGATGCGGGAAGACACGAAGTTCATAAACATATGTGGATTATGTCCGATGTTAAGATACAACCAACTGCGGTAGATCCTATGACTGGACTTCAGGGTATGAGCGGTATAAACTCTTGCGTATTTGGATCACCAAGAGTACATATGGAAACCATTCCTGTACTGGAAGGAAATCTACCAAAGATGATGATGACAACCGGTGCATGCACGGTTAATAATTATACAGATTCAAAAGCAGGTAAGAAGGGTGAATTTCACCATACCTTAGGATTTGTTGTTATTGAAATAAAGGATAAGGATACATTCTTCGCTAGACAGGTAACCGCTAACGATCAGGGCGATTTTACTGATCTTTATTTCAATGTGTCTTATGATGCAGGTGAAGAAAAAGGGGTCGTTAAAAGAATCGAGAAGGTGTCTGCAGCGATACTAGGAGACCTACACTATGGTCAGCATGATGAACGAGTGATAAGTAAGACTCTAGATTTATTTTCCCTTATAAGACCAGAAAATGTCATCCTGCATGATGTCTTCGATGGACTTTCAATCAACCACCATGAATCAAAGGATCCATTTATACAATTCCAGAGGGAAGTTGACGGCACCAATTCATTAAAGAGAGAAGTTGATGAGATGCTTGAAGGATTGGAGGTATTTAAGGATTATAATACCATTATAGTTAGAAGTAATCATGATGATTTTCTGGATAGATGGCTAAAAGGAACTGACTGGAGAAAAGCTTCAACCATGAAGAATTCCATAGAATATATGGAATATAGTGCTTTATTACTTAAAGGTAAAGCACCGAATGGAATCATACCTTATTTAATAAATGAGAAATTCCCAAATTATATAACATTAGGTCGCAGCGATAGTTTTGTTATAAATGGATGGGAACTTGGTCAGCATGGGGATATAGGTTCAAATGGGACTAGAGGATCTCTGATACAATTCAGAAAACTAAATACTAAAATAGTTGTTGGCCACTATCATTCACCTGGTAGAAAAGACGGAGCTTTAGCCGTTGGTACATCAACAAAATTAAGGGTCAATTATAATATAGGTCCTAGTGGTTGGCTTCAATCCCACGTTATTATACACGAGGATGGGAAGGCTCAACACATAAACTTCATAAAAGGTGAATTTACAACTTTAAAATAGAAATCGATGTTCAATAATATAGACGTTTCTCAATTGAAACTAGTAGCTGGTGTGGATGAAGTTGGACGTGGATGTCTCTCTGGAGCGGTAGTGGCTGCAGCTGTTATATTGCCACCTGGATTTAGTGATCCAAGGATAAAAGACAGCAAGACTATTAAGAGTCTTAAGAAAAGAGAAGAGGCTGAGAAACTAATAATGGATAATGCTATCTGTTGGGGCATAGGTGCAGCTTCACCAGAAGAAGTTGATAGAATAAACATATTGCAGGCTACATTTTTAGCTATGAAAAGAGCAATAGATTCATGCGGTAAGGTACCGGATTTTTTATACATAGATGGTGATAAATTTCCGGGATATAATGGTATACCGTATGAGTGCGTAATAAAAGGTGATTCTAAAATACAATCGATAGCAGCAGCATCGATACTTGCTAAAGTCTATAGAGATAGACTGATGAAATCATTAGATAACGAATATCCCAAATATGGCTGGATAACTAACGTTGGTTATGGGACTGCTGACCATATAAAAGCAATAAGAGAAATAGGTATAACTAAACATCACAGAAAGACATTTTGTCAAAATTTTATTTAATATGGAAAACAACACAGAAAAAGAGTTTATAGTGGCTGATGAATTTAGCATAATGGACGAGGAACAAATACAGAAAGCTATTGGTATAGAATATTTCGATCAAGCGGAATGGTGCTTTCAATTTGATGATGACGAGCCAATTTCAATCGCCTGGAGTAATAGCGAAAGTGAACCAGGAGAGCTAACTTTCATGCTGAAGGCAAATAACGAGAGTAGAATAGTATTCCAATCAGCGGACGGGAATAAAACACTTAGATTATTTGCTAGGTCTATGAGCAATGAGAAGAGAGACGAATTAGGTAGAGGTAAAAAAATCGAAGAATAATTTCAAAATTCCAATAAAAAATTATATTTTTTTGGTATATACAACTAAAAAAAGTTAATAATGAAAAGTAATTATTTTTTAACTGTTGACCTAACGTCAAATAAAAAATTTCTAAGAGATCAGATAGATGAGATCAAATCAAATCTTGAGCTTAATGAAGATTTCTTAAAATTTTGTACTCTATTTAGTGCAGCATTAGATGTGAATTTTAATGGGTATATCGAGATCTATATAGAGGATCAACCTTTCGATAATGATATATTGAGCGAGGTTGAAGAGCTTATTGAAAATTTAGATTCATTCATTCCAGGTGGATGGGTAAGTGATTCAAAGATCGAATGGGTAAGCGAAATCCCGGATCAGACATATGTTTGGTTTAAGGATGGTGACGTATGGTCAAGCGTCGTTAAAGAACATGACAGAGGATTCATAGGTGAGGAAGAGGAATGGAATGAAGATTCCAGTGATTCTTATGGTTCCTATGATGATTATGATGAAGATTCCTGGTAAGGATATATAATATCAATTGTATTGAAGGTGCCTTTAGTACTTGATGTCCCGGGTTTAACGACCTTTGAGATGTTCGAATGAGCATCGATGGGATTTTAAAAAAATAAATAAGGTAAAAATGAAAAACAAAAAACCTGGTATTACCAATGGCATGTCCATTGATAAACCACAAGCCTGGATCGCAGTATCCAGCAATCGTCAGAAAATCTACGACGTAAACACAGGAGCTGAAAAAGTATACCTGGATGATGGACAGGAGTTTCAAATCGAACTCTATAATCCCACACAAATTTCTTATGTAGCTAAGATCTACATAAACGGTCAAATCATTAGTTCTTCTGGATTGGTTTTAAAACCAGGCCAGAGATATTTCCTTGATAGATTTATAGATGAGAATAAAAAGCTTATCTTTTCGACCTACGAGGTTGAAAACACGAAGGGAGCTAAAGAGGCAATTTTAAAGAATGGTAATCTTAAGGTTGATTTCCACGCAGAGTATTTTCAGAACTTTGGATGGAACAATATGGGAACATCAACTTTCACCCAATACCCAAGCACATTAACAATTCCTACCAACACTATCTTTAGGGACTATGGAACTTATTCCACACCAATTTCTACATTTAGCACTAGTAACAATATAAGTTACACAAGCGGAACAACAAATACGTATTTTTGTGCTCAGAACACAATGAGCACACTGGGTTCTCCTGTGACTTCTGACAGTACTGTAAGATCCAAGTCAGCTAATAGTATAGAAACTGGAAGAATAGAGAAAGGTGGTAAATCCAATCAGAGTTTCGATAATGATAATGGAACTTATAATTCCTATGCATCTTGGACTTCTGAATATAAGATATTACCAAGATCCGCTAAACCTGTAGAGGTTTCGGAAATCAGATCATACTGTCCAGGGTGTGGTACTAGAATGAAAAAGCAAAACTGGAAATTCTGTCCAACTTGCGGAGAGTCACTGGACTAATATAATATCGTACAAAGGCACCTCGATATAATAAAAATTAATCCTTATGGGATATATAATTAAAAAATACACAAAGATGGAAAGAATAGCTTCATTTGAACAATTTAAAAATAATGAAAAACCTGAAATCGTAAACAACGAGGAGGTTTTAGCAGTAACAAACGAGAGCAATAATGACGATAGAAAGCATTATATGTTTTTTAGAAATCTTGCAACGATAAAACATCACGTTGAGGAAATATTAAAGATGGATCCTGATAAAGTTGATGAACTTTTAAACAATGGTCATGATTGGGCTTCTGACCATATAGCAACATCTAAGGATGACGTTCAGGAAGTTTCTGAATGGTTGATGGGTGAATTTGCAGATTCAACCGAATCTGATGATGAAGATGAGGATGAGGACGAAGAATATGAGGAGGAAGAAGTTGAAACTGACGAGGAAGACGAAACTGACGAGGAAGATAATGAAGAAGAGGAAGTTGAGACCGAGGAGACTGAGGAAGAAACAACTAAACAACAAATATAATATCCGCCATAAAAAAACTAAAACCAGCTATTAAGCTGGTTTTTTTGTGGAACATAATTGTTATTTTAAATATGATATCTGATTATTTTTTTTAATCGAATTTTTATATTATATTTGCATTTTAAAAAGATTAACTATGGAAACAACACATTTAGTATTAAACGTATTAGGCTGGGTATTCTTATTGGGCTCTTGGGCAATTTATTTTTTCAATAAGAAGAAAGAAATGAGATTATACAGGATACAACTTGCAGCTAATGTAATAGCATTAATTTGCTTTGCTACCAATCTAATATTAAAATTTACATAATGGTAGACTTTGATAAAGATACCCGGGATTTTTTCGAGGACGTTAAAGGTAGACCAAGACCCAACTTCTTCAGAAGGATTTGGATGTGGTGGGATCATGACGGTAAATATTTACATAAAGAAATTAAATGGGGGATCCAGAATCTTATCTATTGGTTTCCTGTAATATGGAAAGATCGTAATTGGGACGGCAATTACATTTTTGAGGTAATGAAACATAAATTAGTATCTCAAGCCAATTATATTGGTCGTAGAGATTTTCATACAAGAGCACAACAAGATGCACGAAATATGAGAATCTGTGTTAAATTAATACAGAATATACAAGATGATGTTTATACATTAGAATATATGGATTATGCTAAAGATAGACATTGGTTCGAACCTTGTAATGATGGAACAGGAAACTCCACTTGGGAGAGCGAGAATATTTGGGAAAAATATGACGATTACTTCAAAAAATACCCATTAGTTTACAAGAGAGTAATGAGAGGCGAAGGATTTACTTCCCTGGAAGGCAGAGAAGATGATAAGCACGTGATTGCTTTGAGCATGGCACATCTAAATCATCAGAGAGCCAAATCCCTATTATTTAAAATAATGGACACACAGATTGAAGGCTGGTGGGATTAATTTATAAATATAAATGAGAGCTGAAACGATGATTATTATAATAATTTGTATAGCACTTTTCTGTGTTGTTGCACTATGGGTTTCGGGTATTGATTATATGCAAAAGAATCATCCTGATTATAAGGGCAATGATTTTTTCAATGAACTGGATGGACCAGATTTTAGTCACGAGGAGAATGATCTCTATTATGACACTAAAGATAACGAAGAAGAAAAAGATGACTAGAAGACTAAATGAGCACCTGTCACATGAAATAATGGGTGATAACAAAGAACTCCAAGAACCACCCAGGGTTGAAGATAAGAATAAATCATTTTATAATGTCTATTTTAAAAATAAAAAATCAGGAATAGGAAAGATAGTTAGCGAATATAAGAAAGCTACACCGTACGAAATTTGGGAGGGCATAAGAGATAATTTTATTTTTGGATTTATTGGAGCCATGCTTGTTGTTTTTATAGCAACACGAACAGATATCGCTGTCCTATTGGGATATTTCCTTTATTATTCATTCATGGGTAAAATTGTAAATAGACCAAAATATGTAACAGATCTAGGAAAACTGATTGTTTTCCCAATCCCTTCCGCTCTCGGTGCATTTGCAGGATATAAGATTTCATATATTTTAATTCATTTAATTTAAAACTAATAACTAATGTCATACTCAAGATGGTCAAATAGCCGATGGTATACATTCCATACTTCATTCAGTGGGGATACTAAGGAATCACAGGCGTTCGAGGTCATGATAGATTTTGCCAGGACTAGGGTATTTACTTATGGTGAATTGGTTAGAGATATGGATGGATGTATTTCCGAGATACGTGATCTATGTTCGAATCCAATCGAGTATAGAACACCAAAAGAAATAATAACAGAGGAATATAAAGAGGATCAAACAACCATATTTGATAGAATGATGTATGTAACCGAGGTGTCGGAGGGTGATCCAGCAACGGATGGGGAATTGAAAGAGCTTATGGTCTATATGAAGAACTTCATTGCCGATGTTGAGTGGGATTATTCAATTGGTGGAAAAATTAGTGATTATTTAATAGGTGTAGACTTAAAAATAATTAGTAAATTTGGATGGTGGCTAAAACATAAAATACAACCAAAGAGAAAAAAATACATAAAGTATGAATAATAACGAATTTGAATACAACAAAAAAACCGGAATCATTAAGACATGTTCACCTGATATGTTGGACTCATCTAAACCTGGATCTGGTATAGTTATAGAGATATCTGATACCTATATAAACTCATTACCTAATGACATGGAACTTGGTCATAATGTGAGAAAGATGTTAATGGAACTTTTGAATTTTAAAAAATCCATGGAAATAAAAAAATAATGATTAGTAATATCAAAAATTTATTCATTTTATTCTTATTGACGAGTTTATTCTCCTGTAAAACTGTAGAGGAAAGGATTTATGATCATTCGTACACAAATGAGTGGCATTATATAGATACCATGAGATTCCAGGTTTATCAAACCAAGAATGGTAGAAAGTATATCATCGTATTAAATAACAGACAAACTAGATTTGTAAGACAGTACATAAAATGAGCGAAATAGAAAAATGTGATGATTGTGATTCTCCCGCGGTATGGTTTTATATGCCCGGAGATTACCAAAGATGTGAGGAACATGTTCATCGAGGTTGTTCGTGTAACGAATACTCAGTAGTTGCTGAACATTACCATCCACCAGGTGGGATTCATCCGGAAGAGGATACTAAGGAAGGGGTTGATTGGATTTGGACTAATGAGGAAAAAACTTCATGGGCTAATATCGACAGTAAAGGTAGGAGATGGCCATGTTGCGAGTGGGATTATGATGGACCGGACATGGATTAAAATAAGCTTGTTTAAGCGAATCTATTTTTAAATGTATATGTTTTAGAGTAAAATGAATTTTAGTTCATGTACGTGCAAATAAACAATAGATAAAAGTATTAATAATAGTATATCGATAAAAATAAACATATGAGTAGTGAAATTATCAATGAAAAATTAGAGGAAAAAACAATCTGGAATGACCAGGAGTTTGTTGAAGCTTTTGAAGAATGTAAAGATGAGCACACCTCGGAGATTACAGAAACGAATAAGCCTTGGAGGTATGATATAGATCCGGAAGAGCTTGGACTTGATAGTCTTAAGGTTGAGCCGGTTTTTATTTGTAATGGGAATTCACAAAAATGTAGACTTACAAAAACGCCTATAGCTAGAAATACTGATCTTAATAAGAACTTCTCAGCTATAAAACCAAAGAAGCTCAAGAAGGAGCTTGTATCACATATAAAGGAAAATTACTCCCACGTTAATAGCATAATAGAGCATAGACAATCAGCGGTATCTTCTGATAGAGTTGTTGATATGGTCTATTACACAGTTCATGGAATTAAGATAAAATCAAATGGAGAATTATAAAAAATTAAGAGAAGTTGGGGATACTGTGTATCTTGATGGGTGTACAGCAATGGCTCAACAGAATGCCGAGTTTGTAAAGATAACCAAGGTAGATTGGAGATTTGACGAGAAGACTGGTGAGAAATTTCCAGTATATCATATCGGCGACGGTGAATGGTATGACGGCAGGGATGGTGGATGCTATAGTAAAAAGGAATCAATGTATTATTTAGACCTATGAAAATATCAAAAAATGACAGACTATTACCTCACTTAGGTTTATTAAACTTCGAGGGTGATGCAGTAAGAGCATACAAAAAATTAGACGGTGAAAATTTCATTATTGTTGACGATCATCTTGAAATTATAGCGGAGTGGGACAGATTGGAGATTTTTGAGTTTCTTAGAGGTGACTTCACAGTAACAACAAGCTATGGAAAGGAATATAGATACACAGACTGGAACAATGATTGTAAACCAAGAGAAGAAAAATTGGATCTATTTATTGGTATAGTGGATCTTCCTGTTGTTGTTAATAGAATAACTGAACTTCTTCTTAGTGTCAATGAGAATGATCTGAAGAGAAATCTAATAACAGATATGCAAATGATGACTGAACGATCAATGACTCCGTCCATTGGAGTTAAATACGAGAATGGAACTGAGATCATTCATAGGGATGTTAGTGATATTATAAAATTTCTAGAATCATTAAAGAATGAATAAAGAGTTGGTAAGAGTTGGTTTTAGATCCGATGATCTGAACTTCGATTGGCAATCGGCCATAGGAAATAGCCCAGGATATGAATTTGTCAACTCTATGAAAATAGAAAACAAAGAGAACATGAATTGGCCAAAGTGGACAATTATCGTTGACTATAAAAGAAATAAAGATGGCAAAAATTAAATTACTTACCGACGTTGATGTTGTATGGTGGGCAGAAACAATACAAGCAGACGCAGAAATCGACGGTGAAAAGGTCACATTTAGATATCATGAAAACCCAAAAGGTGTTGAACAATATATTTATGATCAGGACAGGGGTTGGATCCAGGACTATGATCCTAAATTTGAACCCTTATTTGATATCTGCGGTCAATTAGAAATCAATAAGAATTCCAAACTAGGAGAGGAATTCGAGAGCGAAGAGGAAGAAGAATAATTAAATAATAAATAAAAATGAGCAAAGTAAAAATTTCAACAGACAGAGGTGACATGGTTGCAGAACTATACGATCAAGAAACACCTATCACGGCTAATAACTTCCTAAAATTAGCAAACGGTGGATTCTATAATGGATTAAATTTCCATAGAGTTATTCCAAATTTTGTTATTCAGGGTGGATGTCCAACAGGTACCGGACAAGGCGGACCTGGTTACAATATCCCTTGTGAAGTTACTGCACCAAATCAATTCCACGACAGAGGGGTTCTTTCAATGGCACACGCAGGAAGAAACACAGGTGGATCCCAATTCTTTATTTGTCATAGCAGACAAAACACAGCACACCTTGACGGAAATCATACATGTTTTGGAAGAGTTACTGAGGGTCTTGATGTGATTGATCAAATCCAACCAGGTGACAAGATAGTATCAATCTCTGTAATCTAAATCCATATGAGCGGAGGTCACTGGGAATATTTGCAGTATAGATTTACTGATGTTGCTGAGGACATAAGAAAACTTATTGATAAGAACGGAAAGGAAAAGACTGAAGAAGAGCTTAAATATAGCTATGTGAGCGAAGATTGGCTTGAAAAATATCCGGGAGATAGATTTCATTATAAGTATTCTAATGAGATGATAGAAAAGTTTAAGGATGGACTTAGACATATTGAGATAGCGCAAATCTATATGCAAAGATTAGATTGGCTATTATCTGGTGATGATGGAGATGAATCATTTATGAGTAGACTTGAGAACGATTTAAAAAAATTAGAAGATGAAAATTTACGAGGATAGAATAAAGGAAATCATCAATGATATCTGTGATAAACAATTATTAAAACAACCAATTAGTGTCCCTTCCGCTGGTAAGATGATTTCCACGTATAGGGGCAATGATACAGCTATTGAACTATTCGAAGGAGCTGCTAAGGAAACTAAGAGCAACATCTTCAG